TGGATGAGCGCAGCGTTGACGATATCAGCGGGCGTCGCGGCGGAAGTGACCATCAGTTCTGCCTACCTTCGGCGAGCTTCTCGAACGCACCATACTCCGAAATCAGGTCTTTTGCCGCATCCAATTTTCCAGCCAGGGCCATGGCAAATACGCTGGCGAGCAGATTGACGACTGCCTGCCGGAAGCTCGCATCCCAGGTATTCTCGTTTGGGTTGGAGTTGTAGACGGCGCTGGCGCTGGCAAGATTGGTGTGGATCACCCGAACGGTATTACCGGACACGACGGCATTGGCGACGTTGAAGTTGTAAGGCAAAGGGTCGTTGGCATCGACTATCGCCGGCAAAAGGCTCCAGACCTGCACTGCGCTTGCCGGATAGAGATATTCAAGCGCCCATCCCCCAGGCGCAACATTTCCGCTGAGTGTGAGCGTATCGATGTGACGGGCAAAGTCCCATCCGAATTGACGCGCCACCGCCGCAACCGTCGGCGCATACAACTGCGCAGCCGCCTTCCCGGCCGGGGAACTATCGAAAACAGGCGCCGTTCCCGTGACAAGCGGCTGATTGTCACCAATAATCTGAATGGCTTGGTTTACGATGTCAGTACTGGTGACCATTAGTCCTTTTCCATGTCAGAACGTAAAACATATCGTACTATTTATTTGTACCGCAATTCACTCTTTTGCTAGTATACCGGGCCTACATATGTGTAACTCCCTGTTGCACTAATATACGTTCCAGTACAATTAATAAAACTAGGCATTATAACGCCACATCTGTCGCAAGTGTTTTCTATATATACGCATACTGTGTTGTTTGCCTCAATACGAATTGCCACCAACACAGTATCGTCAGCCGCTCCGTTTAGCGAAACAGAGGACAAGTCTGTATCGTGAACACGCCAGCTCTCGCATGACGTGTTCACCCCATTTGTCGTCCCGAACAAAAAACCACCGTAGATCATTCCGTGTGTTGACTGCGACCCCCCAACCGCATCAGCCAAAACACCATATTTGCAAGTAGAAACTCCACAATTAAACATCATGTTTGTAGCTCCGAAGCCGTTATTAACGGCACCGTTGCCACTAAAATAAAAAGCTGGTGCGTTCTGAAAGTTATAAATAAGTATATTGTGGTATTCGCAATACCTGCCACCATAATTGCTGACAGCATACGCGCCGACAGCGGTAATTGCCGATCCGTATGCAGCAATTTCAAAATTGCGCAGTATAACCGCGAAAATTGGAGTCGCCGCTGTCCCATTCTGTATTATGAAACAATCCGATGTACCGCTATATTTAAAAACAGTAGTCGAGTTATTTTCGTCTTGACGACCGACGCCGACAATTTCACACGTATCGCGGATGATAAAAGAATTGGTTCCCATATCAATGGTGCATGCACCAAGATACAGCTTAACCGGCTTTGTAAATGTCACGCCTGAAGCGCCAAACGCCTGCGCGCCCTCGAACATGGTCGCGTTGAGAATGCCACCAGTTGCTGGCAACGCATCGTGAGCTGCCTGCAATTTTGCGCCGAGGTCGGCTCCTGGATACAAAGAAACATTGTATCCAAATGTATCAACACTATTGATGACAAAAGTTAATGCTGTTGTATTAATCTCGCCGCCAATATTTGATACACACTGCCAAAATGTATCGGCGTATGTAGCGCCTTCCTGAACAGAAAACAATCCGCCCGGATAGTCGTCATATACATCGAAATAGGCAATTCTGTTAGAAGCGCCGGAAGAGACAATTTCGTAAACGCCATCCAAGGCATTTCCACCTGGAGTAGCGCGCAGCACATAGTTGCCAGTAACCAGAGTGACTCCGTCAATAGTGACGTTGTTCACGTAATCCGTAGATGGGTCGCTGGAACCTACATCCACGGCTCTTACAGCCAAAAAGCGCCGATCACCAAGAGCGACGTCCATTTCATTGCTCGAAGGCACAGAAAGAGACGATCGTGCCTGAGAGGCGTCATTTAGATCGGCTAGATTATTCCTTGCCATCAGCGGCCCAACATTGCCAGCCTGGGCCTTTGAGACGACAAGAGCGCCAACTGCCGTCCCGAGTCCAAGGGCAAATGATCTTCTTTTCAGCAATTTTTCATCAACGCCGTTCATCAAAACGTACTCCAGTTAGAGCTTCCATCGAAAACAAAATGCGCCACACCGTTCATGTAGATGCCTACTGCCGCATTGGCGCTTCCTCCATCAATCGACTGCCCGGATGGAGGATATACAGAGATAGTATTTGCACCGTTGTTGAGTGCAATCACGGTGTAGCCCGCGGCGATCGCAGCCCCGTTTGGATCTGTCGTTGGTAAAATGGCACCGGTATTCAGGGCGACAGTCGTGAAGATATTGATATCCTTGTCAATCGCGTAGGCAGTCCCCTGCGTCGAGCCCGTCGAAGTAAGCGTGTTTCCGAAAATTGGAGTCAGGCTTTTGTTGGTCAGGGATTGGGCATCCGTAGTGCCTACGAAAGCGCCGCTTGGTGTTGTTTTCCCTGTATCGGAAATCAGGTCTCCGGTGGCGCTGGCAAACGAAACGACGTGCCCGGCAGTCGATGATCCAGGCCCAATGACGTCGCCGGCTCCGGCTGGAGTTGCCCAAACGCCGTCGCCACGCCAATAGGTCGAGGAGGAGGCGCTGGTGCCGGAATTGAGATGCGTCACCGCAAGGTCTCCACTGACGCCTGTGGACAGTGGCAGCCCCGTAGCGTTGGTCAGGACGCCTGCGGACGGCGTCCCAAGATTTGGAGTGGTCAGCGATGGCGATGTTGACAGAACGACAGCGCCAGAGCCGGTTGTTCCTCCAGGAAGGTCGGCGCCAACAAGTGCCCGAAATGCTGGAGTTGCCGCCGAACCGCTGGTAGGCCCTGCATAGACCGTGTTTGCCAACGCTGTTCCTGATGGAATGACGCCTGAGCTTCCATTAACGTCGATGGAAAGGGGTAAGTCCGATGCAGCGCCCCCAGATCCATAACTGATGAGTCCGCCGGTACCGTCATTTGGCGACAGACAAAGATAATGATATCCGGTTGCAGATGTTGTCGGGCCGTCATAGGTGCAAAAGATTTCGCCGTTTGGCCCGTGCCCTTGTGCGGCAAAAGGCGCCGATCCCGTTCCCCTGGCTGTAATTCCGATCTCAGAAGGATTTGCGCCTGAAACGCCACCTCCGGCAGTTCCGCTATCGGCAAGAATGGGCTGAGAACTGCCGGAATTGGCGTACATCGGCAAATGGTAGCCGGTCCATGGGCCACCCTGGAGGAGAACAGATTGGGCGAATGTCGGCGTCGTGACGAACGCGGCAACCATAAGGGCAAAACGAAAAATGCCTTTCATTGCAATCGGCCTTTCTATGTGGCGGCGTAGGCGAGCTTCTTGCGCGGCATCTGAGCATCCATCTCGGCGTTTTCCTCGTCCTCGCTTTCGATCGCAAGGTTCTCGATCTGAAGCTCGATGCGAACGCGCGTTTCGTCGCCGTCCTTGTCGATGTCGTTGCGCTGATCGATGCTGGCCGACGTGATGCGCGCCAGGGCGTGAAGATGCACCAAACCGCCGATGCCCTGCATGGCTTCGGTCGGATCGAGCTGAAGCTTCTGCAGTTCGTCCTGGGTCAAGCAAATGCGCAGACCATAGGGATATTTCGGCGGATCGTCGGGAATCGGCATGGCGACTTCGCCGACTTCCTCGTCATCAAGGGCCATGTCCACCATCGGGTTGAGCTTCATCGCGCCCTCCTATTCGGCTGCGGCCTGCGCCTGATCGGCGCCAGCGGTGTCTGCGGTCTGCGTTTCGGGAGACGGCGCGCCGCCCTGCAGTTCGAGGTCGTGCGCGTCCATCATGGCGTCCATGGCCTTTTCCTGCCGCGCGTACATATCGCTGCGGGAGGTCTTGTGCTGGTTGTTGAGGTCGCGGCGCTCGGCCTGGTGCATCTTGCGCAGTTCGGCCCGCGCCGCCGCGTGTTTGGATCGAAGGTCGGCAACCGGCGCGCCAGCCTCATCGGCGATCTTGGCGCCTTCGGACTCCTTGCCTGCGTCCTCGGCCTTGGTTTCCGTGGCCTTGGTTTCGCCAGCGCTTTCATCAGCCGCACCCTTGGCCGCAGGTTCTTCGCCCTTCTTCATCGAGCCGTAATTGAGCTTTGCCATGGTCGTTAGTCTCCGGATTTGCTGTATTTTAGGCGCCGACGGCTGCCCATCTTTTCGAAGGTCTGCGCAAGACGCGCCTGCTTCCCGAGGGTGCCGGGCGCGCTGCTTTTTTCGGCTGCGTATTCCTGGACGGATTTGCCGGCCGCCTTGGCCTTGGCGCTGAAGGAGCCGGTTTTGAGGTGGGCTCCCTGGATCCATTTGGTGCGCTTTTTGTCGGCCATGGCTGTTCGTCCTGTCGCATCGATGATGGTTGGATGCGCCACGGTTCAGCCTTTCGAGTAGCTGAGCCTGCGCTTTTCCGGTGCCTTCTCGGGAAGCTTGCCGGGCTTGTCTTCTGCCACGAACTCTTTCGCGACAGATTTGGAGACGCCATCGGCGCCTCCCTTTTTCGAAGCCGCCGCGTACATTAAGCGGCGCTGGCGCTCGGATACCGGTGGCATCAGCTTGCAGCGCCCTTGATGACCGCGAAGTTGAACACCGGCTGCTCGGTCGTGGTGCCGCCCGTGGTGAAGAACGTCACGTTGAAAGAACCGGCTTCGACGGCCGTCACCAAGGTATGGTAAAGATCGGTGCCCGATTTCTCGTTGATGATGATCGTATCCGTGGCGGCCACGGACGTATCGGTCACGGTGAAGGTTGCAGGGGTGGCCGAACCGGCAGCGGATACCAAAGTGATTGCGCCGGTAACTCCTGTGCAGGTCACGCCTGTCGTGCGGCTGGACGCCTGTTCGACGGCGCATCCGGCGCCAGTCGTGTAACCCACGCCTCCCGACGGGCTGCTCGACAGAACAGAGCCGTCAGTCGCGACGTTGCCGTTGTTGGTATAGGTCTTGATGGCCGACATATCGGCGAATTTCGACTGTGCAGTCGGCACGCCATTCGGGATGACCTGAACAAGATCGCCGGTCGTGACGGAACTGACTTCCGGAAGCGTGACCTGGGCCAATGCCGGGAAAGACAGAAGGCTCGCCGCAGCGAACCCAAGAAGAAGGAAGCGCAGTTTCATAAGGTTTCTCCTTCGGGCGCCGGGCCCGATTCTGGGATGGAAGGCTCGACGGAGGGATCGGAGTTCTCGACGGGTGTGGCATCGCTCGACGGGTTGCCTTCGGGATCGAGAGGGGCAGCATCGGCAGGAGGTGCGTCCGGTTCGTCCGGCACGACTGTTGCCGTCGGTGCCGGGGCCGGCAGATCATCAGGGGGTGACACGACGCCAAAGTCGGCCACCAGTCGCTCCGACGCGACATTCTGCAGCGCGATCGGAACGCCGACCATGTCGAAGGCGCACACGTTGAAGGTGCCGTCAGCATTGATGAAGGTCACGATGGCCGGCAGATAGCCGACCGGATGAGGCCCGCGCGGGGTGGCATCGTCGGTGCGAAGAAAGGCTTGCTGTCCGAATTTCATGGCGTTTTTCTCCTAGCCCAGGATCGCATAGTTGTAGACCGACGTGTCGCCGGCCGTCGCGGCGACCGTGAAGCCGGTCCCTGCGGTGATGGTCTGGATCGCCGGAAGCGCGCCGACCATCCCGCCGACGGTCTTGAGCGTCGGGATGATGACAGAGCCGGCGCCGACGCGAGCATCCGTGACAGTGACGGGTGTAGCGCCGTTTGCCGTGAAGGTGCCACCGCCGACCGGCAGAAGCGTGTGAACGGGACTGCCATTATCGATCGGCATCGCGCCAGGGGCCGCCGGAGTAATTGCCGGCAATCCGGTGGTGAGGGTTTTCTGTCCGGGCTGCGTCATGGTGTGGCGCCTTTCTGATCAGGGGTTTGTGTTTTTATAGCACGTCGCGATGAGGCTTGCCATTCTCTGCTCTTTCCGCGCAACGCAAGTTTTCCCGTGAATGGAATACAGGCTAAGTCGTCAGGTATTGCAAATCAGCGTTGGACAAACGCCTATCAAAAGCCGTGAAGCGTCCTATTGCGTCATTCATTGGGAGCAGCCCTGTGCTTCCAACAACACCAAGAAAGCTTGTTGTGACGCCGACCGGCATGAGCATTGACGTGTCTCCCGTGGGGGCGCCCCCATTAACACATGATCCGGCGCTGTCTTCTTCCAGCGCAATTGCATACTTATTGACCGAGGGGGACGCACTAACAACAGTGCTGGGATAAATATTGGCCTGCACCGCTCCGCCCGATTTGACATCGGTTCCCATTCTTCTGTCGGTTCGAACGTAGATATGAATGCGGTTGTTGGCCGATCCATCACCAACGGTCATGAGCGTTTTGCTCGCTGCAAATGCGGTTGTCTCAGCTTCAATGATCGCGGAGAAGGCCGTTGAGATGTAGCCAGCCCACGGAAGGCTGTCTGGCGATGAGATAAGCGCAGATGCGGCATCTGTCACCGTGATGCCGTTCGCGCCTTGCGACAACGTACCGGCGCCGCCAATGGCTGCTTGGAACGTGGCGAGCGAGGCGTAGGCCGTGGCGTTGTAGTAGTAGCGGTCATTGACGAAATCCCAATCCGAAGTAGCCGGATCGGCATTGGCATCGCGCAAGACCCATGCTGGCGCAGAAATCGGTCCGGGAGTGAGGTTGCTAAGAGTATTTCCGCGCAGCCCAATGTACGTGCCGTTGTCAATGCTCATGTCGGCAAACGTATTTCCAACGGCGCCGTCCTCGGCAATGTAGGCTGCAGCATTGCCTGTAAGCGTTCCCGTTGCTGCGCAATCGTGAATTGTGTTGCCGCTGGTCGTTTCTCCGGACATGCGGGCAACGTAATCGCAGCCGCCTGTGAAGGCGACGGTATTCACCGACAAATCATTACCGGACGTCTCGGGTATTTCTCCAGTATAAACAGCTCCTGGAATGTTCTTGATTGCCATGAGAGCGCCGGGAATGCCGAGCGCACCGATGTCGCCTGAAATGGTCGCGCTACCAACGGAAATTGTATTGCTTTGCGCAAGAACAACAGAGCACAGATTTTCCGGTTGCTGCGTTCCGGCGGCAAGACTGGTGACGGAGATATCGACAAGGCGCGACATTTCATTGACCCACACCATAGCCTTCGGCGCGCCTATAGTCGTCCCGACAATGGAGCCGATCGTGACATCGACATCGCAACTATTGTAGGCCAGTTCGATTGCGCCCTTGCGCGTGTTGGCCGTTGTGGTGGTGATGGTCGTGTAGCCAAAAAGATTCCCATATGCGGCGGACTTGCTCGCATCTGTGACATCGGGGGCTATGAGCGAATTTACAATTCCACCGCCGCCGTTGAACGGGCCGTCGGCATTTTCCGTTTCCCACGTTCCACCTATAAGCGTGAAATTGTTTACTGCGAACATGGGCTCGCCCGTGTCGTCGCCATTGCCCTTGAGCCATGTCGTTCCGGTATTCGTCAACCGGCGGACAATCATTCCAGATTTTGACGCCTGAATGGGATGCTGCAATGTAAGAGTGCCTGTGCCCTTGCCAGTCACAACATTAGGTTGCGCCCAAACAGGAACGTAATAGGTGCCAGAGGCTATGGTGACCTCGAAGGTATCGGTGCGCTCGATATTGACGATATCACCCACCACAAAATCATCGGCGTCGCTGGGCGTGGTGAACGTGATGCTCGTATCGTTCAGCGTCACGTCGCTGATGGCGTAATCGGGCGCTCGTGCCGGATTGAGTGCGCCATACGTGCCGAGAAGTAGTGCGCCGTAAAAAGGCCAGCCGGTCTTCGTGGCATTATTGCCCATACACCGCAAGCGCGTACCAGTCGGAGTGATGATCGTCGCGTCGTCCCTCGCGTACAAGCAGTACGAATATCCGTAATAAGTGCCGGGATCGAGCGCGGGAATATGAACTTCGCGCCCCGTAGCGGAGCTTAGATCAATTGCAGCCTGAAGAGCTGGCCGGTTATCGGTCGCGCCGCTATCAGCAACAAGAACTGGCACGATGGGACCGCCCTGTGAACCGGTGGAAACTCCAAGGACAAGGCCAAGTCCAAGCGGTCCCATTTACGTATTCGCAATGACGGAGACGAAGTGGCCGGGCGAAACTGCGAAGGGAATCGGCGTGTCGGCGGGAAGGCGCATGTTTGTGATTGCGGCGGCCGAGAGTACCTCGGTCGACCCGAACTTGATCGAGCAGATGGCGTCGGCGCATAGCAGCACAAGCTTGGTTTCGGCGTTGAATGCCGCCGACGGCTCGGTTGTAGCGCCGATGGCCACCGTCTGGTCAGTGATGGCCGGCTGGGCGAGAACCTGGGCCTGCTCGGTGCGGATCGTGCCGATGTTGCGAAATTCGCTGATGTAGAGCGTGGCCATGGACCATTTCCCTTAATGCGCCGGGAACTTCAGACCCGGAACGGAACCCGCCGCCGTGCGCTCGGCGGGAGGAGCGATCGTGCCGAGGACCGGAATGCGGGAAGCGTTCGGATTGTCGGTCGAGGTCAGTTCGTTGGTTGTGGGCAAACCGACGCCGAGATCCATCGGCTCGGCCTGGCGCACTTGACCTCGCGTTGCAAGCGACTGCGGCGCATTGTCGCCGACCATCACGAGCCCGCTGCTGGTCAGCCAGACCGGCTGATTGTGCGCGGCATTGATCAGGGTTGAGCCGCCGATCGAGGCGAGGAACAGATCATAGATGCGCTTGGCGATTTCGTTCTTGGGGCGCATGGCCGTGTTGGGCTTGCCGTTCCAGATGATCTCGTTTTCGCGCCAGCGACCCTCGCCGTCGGGCAGGAAGGGCTGCAAGAGTTGGTTGGCGAGCCATGTCTGGGCCACGACGGAATAATGCGGCTTCTGGCCGGTGCGGTGCACTTCCTCGAGCAGCTTGCCGAGCCGTTCGCCCGCTTCCTCGCGCTTGCGCATTTCCTCGGGCGCGACGGTCTTGACGTTGCCGCCCGGATTGGCGGTGTCGCGGATCATGGTCGTCAGGTCAGACAGGACTTTCAGCATGGCGTTCGGGCTGTTGCCTGTGTCGCCGTCGCCCGCGCCGGTGCTGGCCTGCGCCATCATGGCCGCCATTTCGCGGACCATAGACGTTTTCATCTCGGCCATGGCCTGATTGAGCGCAGCCTTGAATTCGGGCGTCTCGGCAATTGCGTTGCTCACAGGGGCTTCAGACTTTTCCTCGGACATGCTCGGTCCCTTGTTGGAGTGAGGGGCGCTCCCGTCTTTGCGGGGGCGCCCTCTTGGCTTTCCGGTCGGCTTGTATGGCATCGGTCAGCCCTACGGGTTGCCGACCGAATAGTTGGCGGCCTGCTGCAGGTTGCGGAGCTGGTCGAGGCCCGTGGTCGTCGGAATGACGATAGCGCCGGCGGTGAACAGGGTGCCGGCCGGAATCTGCACCAGGACGCGCAGGAACCGCGGACGGAAGGTCAACGGATGAACCGGGGTCAGATCAAACTGCCACGGAATGTCGCCGATCGCGTCCATATTCGCCACGGCGATCTCGCCGGATTCGATCACGGTCACCCACGTGTCGGGGCTGCCTGCGCCGTCGTCGGCCGCTGCCTGATAGGCGAAGTTGGCAGTCGCGGCTGTGCCGGTCGTGAAGGCAGTCGTCACCAGGATTTCGGCCTGGATGCGCGGCCAGTCGATACCGGGATCGGAACCGAACACGGTTGCATTGCCGATGATGTTGTCCGCGACTACGCCGGAGCCGAGGCCGAGCAGGTCGACGACATCGGAAGCGACGTCGACGCCGGCGGCGGCAACGACAGACAGCGGAGTGGCCGGATCGCGGAAACTCACAAGCGAATCGATAAGCATTTCAGTGTCTCCTTGCGGGTTTCGCGATTACGCCGTCACGGTCGCTTCGGTGTTGACGATTCTGTCCATCACCTTGATCGGGATGCCGCGATAGCGCGTCCACGGCATGCCGGCGGACTGGTCGGGGCTCATGAGCACGTTGCGGTTGCGGATGGCCTGGATGTCGAGCCAGTAGCGCAGCGTGCGGTTGCAGTAGATCGCCCACTTCTTGGACATGTCGTCCCAGGGCGCGTCGGTGCCGGAGATGCCGGAGATCGACAGGTCCATCGACGGCGGCCGAAGGGTCGCATTGTCGAGATAGGCGAACAGATCGGGCGGCGTGGCGCTGGCAAGACCACCAGCGGCACCGGTGACATCGAGGTTGGCGATGCGCACGGCATAGCGCCAGTCCTCGGGCACGATGCCAATGTCCTGACCAAACCAGGTCGTCCACGCTTCGAAGCGGTTGCCGGCGCTGTCGTAGGCCGGAACCACCGATCCCTTGTCTTCCATGTTGAGGCCAGCCTTCGATCCACGGGGATAGATGCCGTAGATCGACTGCATGCCCCAACCGATCAGCCACATTGAGGTGTTGTCGGAACCGGAGCCGTTGCCGTCGATGACGTTCTGCGCGTTCTGGGCAAGCGCGGTGTTGCGCGTGTTGTAGAAGCTCGAAAAGCCCATGAACTCGGACGGGTCGGTCGCCGTGTTGCCGTACCAGACGGTCTGGGCGATGGTCTGGCCCATGCCCTCAAGAAAGGCGTTGTCCTCGGTTTCGCGGAAGCGCTGGGCATCGCCGGTGTGAGTCGCCAGATCGCGGTCGATCTGCGAGTAGCCGCGCAGCATGGCGAGGCCGACGCGGGCCTTGGCCGTGGTCGACTTGCCGTAGGGTGTGCCCTGATTGTAGAGGCGGAAGCTGCCGGTCGGAATGGACGAACGGAACACGAAGGTGTGCCCGGTCATTTCGTTCGCTTCCTTGTACGGCATGTCGCCAGAGTAGTCGTTGTGCTGGCTCATCATTTCCGCGATGACCGGGATGTTTCCATCCGCATCAACGCGACTTGCCGCATCGAGCAATGTCGGCCAGGATCCCGTCGCCATGATCTATCTCCTAGGTCTGATAGCTGGTGTTGTCGTAATTCAGCTTGCCGCGACGACGGGGATCACGGCCTGCATCCTTGGGTGGCGCGGGATTGGGCGGCGGAATGTCCGCCTCCCGCACGAGTTTTCCGGCGCGATGCATCATGCGAAGCACGGGCTTGAGATTGCCGGCGCCAGTGATGCGCATCGCGGCGTTGAATTCGTCGAGGTCAGCCTGATACTCGGGCGTGCCGGGCTTGTGATCGGAAACGAGATGATCGCGCGCCGCAGCAATTCGCTTCATCGCGGTATCGTGCCCGGCGCCGCCGATGACCGGATCGGCCAGAACCTCTTTCATCCACTCGGCTTGCGTCTCGCGGAAGGTTTCCCACTGCTTGTCGGAAACCTGCTGCGCATAGGCCGCCATCTGATTGGCGTGCATGTCGAGGAGTGCCTGGGCGCCCCTTTGCGGGTCGGCGCGGAAGGCATCGAGCGCCGAAGTCAGCTCACCGCGCTGCTCGTCGCTGAGGGAAAGGTTTTCGGGAATCTTGAGGCCAGCCTCTTCGGCGAAATAGTCGATCGGTTCAAGCTCGGGCGGCTCCTCGACCTTGTCGGCTTCGGCGTCCGTATCCGGCTCGCCTTCGGCTTTTTCGTCCTCGGACTTTTCCTCGTCCGGCTTTTTGTCCTCGCCGTCATCCGCCGATTTTTCTTCAGCAGCGGCTTCGCCGTCGGGTTTTTCTTCGTCGGCCTTTGCCGTGTCGCCTTCGGGCTTTTCAGCCTCGGCGCCATCGGCAGCCGGTTTTTCGCTGGCCTTGTCGAGAAGGGTTTCAGGAAATTCCTGTGCAGGCTTTTCCTGCGTCGAAGCCGCATCCGCCGAAGCATCGGCCGTCGTTCCGAGCTCGGCGGATGCGGACGGAGCGGCCGTGCTGGGCAGAACGGCGCCCTCTGCCTCTGTCGTCACTGGGGCGACAGAAGCATTATCCGGAAGAGGGTCGACCGGATTCGAAGAAGGATTTTCGGTGTCGGCGGCTCCCGCCATGTGCATTCTCGCTTTGCGCTCGCCGCCCAGCTAGCAAAGCCATGTCACTGAATGCCCTATACCACGTTCGATTTGCCTTTGTTAAGAGGCATCGTCTTTTTTACGGCGTCGGGTTTTTTTGGCCTGAGAAGTCGCCGCCAAAAGTGACGTCTCGTTTTCGGCAAGCATTTGCATGACGCCGTCGCGATTCATTCCCGTCCAGCGCAAATACAAGCGCTCCGCAAACCCCTTCTGGCCGAGGTTGTACCAGGTCACTTTTTCATCCGGAAAGCCGTTCGGGCCGATTCCGGCGCGGAACTCAAACAGGCCGGCCTCACTGAGAATCTGCCAGATCTCACGGCGCCCTTGTTCGGTCGACAGAATGTCGCTCCAGAATTCGGCCGACGACTGATCGCGCTTGGCCTTCTGGCGCGTCTGTTTGCGCACTTGCACCGGCTCGGCGGCGTTGACGGTTTCCTTGAGCGCATCTGCCGGTGTGTCGTCTGGCTCGTCGAATGAGGGGGTGTTTTTGTCATCGGCCATCGTGCCGCTCCTATCTGGACTCGCCAACGCGAAATGTGCCGTCGCTATAATTGCCGCGCTGATTGCTGGGTCCATTGGTTCCCCAATTTGGCCCTTGTTCGCCGGTCTCCAAATCATCAAGCCAAAACAGATTTACCGACCTATAGCCAGGGTGATCCCGTTCCTCATTCACACGCACCCACGCCGAAGGTTGCCACGGTGTATCATCGACTGCGAGTACCGTCCCAACTTCGCCTTGGGTGCCTTCTATTCCTTCGCTGTTGATGCGAACTTTGCGGCCAAGCCAGTCTTTCACGCTGTCCAGTGTCATCGTCAGTGCTCCTCAGTTGGACTGTGTTTCAGCGTTGAGCACCTTGCCCGCGTTCCATGCAGCAACCGCATCCGCCTCTATGTTGAAGTAGCTTGTGACGCGCCAGCAATAGCAGCAGGCGACGCGAGATCGACTGCTCAAGTTCGTCTCGATCACAAGCGGACCTTGCTCACTGCATGTGCACGGGTTTGCGCCTTCGACCATGTCGGTCGCCTCCTAATCTGGATCGCTCGAATTATACCGAGCGACTTCCTCAATCTCGTCATTGATGCTCTGCACGAGTTCCAAAGCGGTGGCCGGGTAGTTCTGCACCGAATTCGGCTCGCGCTCGCTTTCGACGCAATAGCCTTCCGGCGTCAAAAGCGTGTGGTATGTGCCGCAGATTCGTCCGTGCCATGACGAACCCTTGACCTTGCGAACACGGTCGCCATCTTCGAATTTTGACATCTCGTGCTCCTATTTCGGAATGGGCTTGCGCGTGATGGTGAATTCGAATTGCTCGTCACCACCACCAAACGAAACTACAGTGGACGCGCCGGGCTCCGGCATCTTGTGGTCAAAAGCAAATGACGCAAGCGCCTGCCAAAACTCGTTAGTTGCGTCGCGGGTTTCGAGCGCCAAAGTCGGGTCTTTCCCGAAGCGTGCCAGCACAATTCTGTTGCTGAATGGCGCATGCCGAATGCCTACTTTCTCAAGCATTTCTGTCTCCTACTCGGAATTACCAAATCGTTTGAAATAGCCGAGCGCCAACAGCGTTAGGCCAGCCCCTGCGGACAGGATATAGTAGTCCGGCGCTGCTCCGCCGATTCCAATCAAAACTCCCGCCAGCCACCCGAGATACACTGCCGCTCCGTTTGCACTCATCACCCGCCTCCTACTTGGAATTGCGTTTCTTCGCCCGCATCCGGGCCATGTTCCTGGCGCGCTTGGCGCGCAGAGCTTCGGCCACGATAGCCCTACGCCCGGCTTCGTCTGCCGGCTCGCGTGACAGGCCGACCAAAATGCCGACGCCCTTGGCGGTCAACCGATCGACGAAGTTCTGAGCCATCGTATTGGTCAGACCGGCGCAGGTTCCGTCAGCAATGGCCACCAGGTCGCCCTCGACGGTCGCCTTGCTCAGCAGATATTCCCATTCCTCACAAAGCAGCTCCGGGCGCGTGGTCCAATCCTTGATGCGCTGGATCACCACCGGCCCGGTCTTGTCCTTGTGATCGAGCCCGTGAAACTCCATGATGGCGCGCTGATCCTTCTCGGAAGGCCGGCGCGGCGCGATGAGAATGAAGCCCCAAACTGTCATTTGATATACCTTGGCTCTTGCATTGTGTCTGATATACGCGTATATCGAATGGAACGCAAGATGGAGAGCGGAAATGTTTGACCATTTGAACCCAAACGAATGCGCCCGCGCCGCAACGATGCGCGCCGCCGCAGCAGGAATGTCAGCATATCGCCTCGCCCTGGTATGCAATAAGCTCCGCCCCGGCTTCGACTTCAGAGGGCTGGGCAAGCGCGATCTGTACGATGAGTTTGCGCGCGGTGAGCTTTCGCATGTTTCTGGTGAAGCCCTCCGCTCAGCCCTGTCCAAATGACTTGAGGCCGCCATGTCCTTTAATCACGACTTCAAAAGAGCTAATGGCACAGAGGTAATGGTGACATTTCGCGTGACAGGCGGTGGCGGAGACTTCTTCGCCGGCGGATGCTGGAACCCTGGCGACCCGCTCGAAATCGAGTTCGGGCCGAAGGTCTATGGCTTGCCGGAGGGCGAGAAACTGACCGATGAAGAATGGGACAAGATCGAAGCCGAGATTTTGGCAAACTCTCCCACCGACGCCGACTATGACGATTATTCCTGAAAACCCCGAGGGGATGATGAACCGAAAAATCCGCATTCTTATGCAAGAGACGTCTGGTGCCGCTGCTGCAAACATCGGCGGTCCGGCCTACACCACTTATGTCACATTCGACGTCGAAGCTCCTGAATTGGTCGCACGCATGGAAGCGCCTTGGGATCAATATGGTGGACGCTCTATAATCGGCGTCGAGATCCTTCCGGACGATAAGTCCGAATAACCCCCTGGATGGCGCTATGAACCCGAACTATTTTATTGGTCTTGGCTTTGCCGCCGCACTGTTCGGAACGCGCCTCGTCGAGGCAGACGAGAAACTGATTGAACAGCGCAAAGAGGAACGCCGCCGCGTCGAGGAACAGATGAAGGCTGACGCCGAAGCACGACGACTTGCGAGCCCTGTTTACGCCGCTGCCGAAGCAAAGCGCGAGCGCAAGAGAAAGAAGCTCGCCGCCATTGCCTCGCGCGGCAATGCCTAATTCCAAAAACCCCAGAGGAAGCTATGTACATCACTTCTACTCAAGATAAGCCGCTCACAAGCCTGCCGGACCGAGGCAGAGACAAGCTGGACGCCGAGAAGATCAACGCCATTCCTCGTCCGTTTATGGCGAGGATGTGCGGCGGCGGAGAGTGGGAAGTCATCGACGTCGAGGTCGAATGCGCCATCTTCCGCGCCGACATTTGCGGAAAATCGCAAGTCATGAATTTCAGCGAGATCATGGAAATCACAGACGTCAACGGCCAGAAGTACAATCCAGACGATCTGTGGAACGACTAGTTCCGTAAAACCCCGGAGGCCGCTATGAGCGCCATTGAAGATATCGCCGCCGAACGTAACCGCCAGATCGAGGCGGAAGGCTGGACACCGGAGCATGACGACGCTCATCAGTTCGGCGAACTTGCGCGGGCAGGCGCACAGTACGCCATTTTAGCCGCTTGGCCCGATCAAGCCGAACGATCGGTCATGAGCGGCGACAACGGGCACGCAGTTCCGTTCGATGCAACCCATCTGCACGGGCGCCGCGAGACCATGATTTGGCCTTGGGATGCGGAATGGCTCAAGCCAACAACCCCGCGCCGAGACCTGGTCAAAGCTGGCGCTCTGATCGTCGCCGAGATTGAACGCATCGACCGCGCCGCTGCGCGCGAGTCCGAATAAGGCCGACCGGAGCCGAAGATGCTCAAAACACCAGACCCAGATAAAATTCCATGCCTCTTTTGCGGGCGTCGGATGAGCAGCCGGTGCGCCGATGAAAGAACGGCGCAAGAGGTTTGCGGGGTGCGGCCGCAGCCGAAGACTAAAGACGACTTCGTTACGCGTTTTGTGAAGCGCATGGTTGAGCGTGGTGGGAAGCAATTCGACGATGGCAGTTCAATCGAGGAATATGCGCAAGAGACGGCGCCGCTCTATTGGGCAGAGCCTGACCAGCGCGAAGAAGGCCCAGAGGCATGCGCTGATGAGGCACCGATGCTTTGTCGTGAACAGTGCAAGACATGCTGCGGCAATGGTGAAGTAGTCGTGGATTGGGAACGCTATCTGCACGCGTTCCCTGGAGACGTTGGAGATGAGGCCGTTGCGGAATGTCCAGACTGTGGCGGCTTGGGCTACGTCGAGATTGAATCCACCTAACCCCGGAGGCGTTAATGCTCGGCCAATATCTCTATGTCCCGCTCGACAAAGCCCAGACGGTGAAAGAAGGCCACGTTTACGTCAATCGCTGGTGGTCAGTTCATCCTGATAAGGGCGTCGTCTTCTATACGAGGTTCCTCCGCCTCAGAATTGAGGGGGAAGATAACGAACCTTCGCCCCAATGCAATCAGGACGAATATACCGCAAGACACCTGAACGAGAGACTTCGACCCGACTGTGGGGTTATTTTCATCCCGGCCGTCTATGCGGCGCATGCGTGGGATGAGCTTGTCCATCTTGTCGAGCTTAAAAAAGTCAATTCCTAGAAACCCCTGGAGGTGAACATGGCAGCATACGTAAAACAGGCTGACCAGGTCGTTTTGATCCTGTCGAAGGCCGAAGCGACCGCGCTCAATGACCGGCTGATGCGCACTCAGGAGGAAGCTGAAATTTCATTCGGCCTCGAACCGTCGAACAACTCAACTGCGGCCGCTTTGGATAGAGCACGCCGTGCGCTCGACACTGCATGCAACCCAAGCTCGCGCTCGGGCGCGGCCATCCAGTAAAGGCCGGAGGACAGACCTTTGACGGCCGATGACATCATTGAAGGCTTGATCGGCGTCTCCCAGGACAAGATCTGGGTGAAGGAATTGCCGCTGTTTGCGGGCGGCAGACGTATTGATTTTTGGACGCTTGAGCCTTCGTTTTCGAAGGGGTATCGAGCCACCTCCTATGAGGTGAAAATCAGCCGAGGCGATTTCAAACGCGACAGTGATGAGAAGCAAGCCGGCGCGCTGTCCTATAGCGATCGGTTTTTCTATGTCACCACGCCGGGCTTGCTGAAACGCGACGAAGTGCCTGACTGGTCTGGGCTCATGGAATGGGACGGCAAGAATTTTTCGGTTCGCAGGCGCGCCCCGAAACGGAAAAAGCACGAGCCTAATTGGGAGTTTGTCGTTTCCGCTCTGCGGGGCTCCGCCCAATTTGGGCGCGATGCTGGTCTGACACTTGCCGAAAATGCCTATCTCAAACACCGGCTGGCAATGATCGAACGGGCGCAGAAGGCCAAGCAAGAACGAGATATGGACAGGTGGTTGCGCCAGCACGCGCGCGCCGCCGAATGATTTTCCGAGAAACTCCGATCACGCCTGCCGATATCGCGGCGGCAGGATCAGCCCACGCTTGCGCGAGTAGCGGTCTGGGCGTGCGAGTGTCGGGCGCCCAAAGCGGCGCTCCTCTGGGGCGGTCTGTGGCAAGATGATGCCGACGCGGCCGGTCTTGGCCTTCTCCATCTTGTCGAGAATGTCGAGAATCATGGCGAGCTGGGCCGACAGCTTCACGAAGGCTTCGTTGAGCGTTCCGGCTCTCCACGCGATGAACACGACAGTATTGCCGACGCGCTTGGTGTAGCCGCGCAGCCAGCCGCCGGCGCGGCGGTGAGCTTCAGCCATTTCCATGCCGAACGGCAGCCAACGCGAATCCCCGCGCCACATGGCCATCTGGCGACAGGCCCCCTCGACCAGCGCCAGGTTGTCGCGCAACCGGTCATAGGCTTCGCCGCCGCGTGAGCGCACCGCCAGATCGTTACTGGCCTGAATGGCCTCGCGCAGGGACGTGCGCATGCGGTCGAGGATTTCGTGTTCGAGAAGATCGCTCATTTATGCTCCAGCACCCGATCCGATTACACTGTCGAGAAGCGATCCGCCGCCGCCACCCGCGCCCGCTTGAATTTGCGTCTCGCTCATCACTTTGGCGCCCTGAACGGCGGCCATCGCATCCGGGACGGCCTGGGCCATCTGCTCCTGCTTTGCCCTGGCATCGTCCGACTTCTTGACCTCGCCGATGGTGAACCACAGATCCTCATCGAAATCGTTGAGGCTACCGTAGCGCCGATACGCCTTGTCAAGGTTGAGGTTGCGCAGCGGGTCCGGCAACCCGGCGTTGCGCGCCGCGGCCGACATGACGCCGCCGACCTGCAGAACGTCTTTCATTGACACGGATTCGCTCGACCGCTGCGCCAGTCGCATGATCGACACGAAGTTGATGCGGAAGGGAATGCCGGTCAACGATGGCGGGATCGGCGCGAGGATGCGGCGCTGCATCATGATGTCGAACAGGCGCTTGAGCATCTTGCCGAGTTCTGTTTCGGCCAGATGCACGACCGGGCCGAGTTCCTGCAGGCGCTCCTGGTTGCGCTGGGTCAGTTCTAGCTCGTTGCGCGGCTGCACGCCTTCCATGCGCGTGATCGCCATGAACAGATCGACAAACAGGCATCGCTCGATGCGCGCGTTGACCTTGTCAATGTCCTGGGTGAGCGCCTGAAGCCATTGCGGATGCGGCTCGAACAGCGGCCAGAAGCCGCGATTCTGCCCGCTGGCAGTGACGTAAGTCACATTGCCAGGGACAATCGAGGCCGGCTCGTTCTTGAGCGACGGATCGGCGCCCATCGGCGGCCGCACGCCTTTCTCGATAAATTCGGCCTTCCGCAATGTTTCGAGTTGCACCTGCTTGTTGTCGCCGAGTGCGTCCATCGCCGGCGAGCGGCCATAGGCGTCATTGGCGACGGTCGACCAGCGGAAGGTGAAGAACGGCGACGACCGGAAACCGTTGGCCTCAAGCGGCTGCTCGCCGGTCATGCCCTTGACCCAGTAGACTTCGCGCCACGTGAATTCTTCCGGCACAAGCCGGAATTGACCGCCATTGCCGTCGTCGAATGGATAGTTGGGCTCGATCGAATGGCAGACGACAAATTCGGTTTCGAGCGCGGCGCCGCCGTTCTGCCAGAGCCTTTGCACTTCCTGCGGCACCTGCTCGACCTGCCAGCGCCCGACGATCTGCTTGACCGTATAGGTGAATTCGCGATTGAAGGTGTCGACGGTCAGGCGCGGGCCGATCGCGAGGTAATACTCGCCGGCGGCCGGCAGATAGAAGCGCACGACGTCCTCGAAATCCTCGTACATGACCGGTGGCGCGGTGCCGAACAGGGCCACATCCTCGAACGCCTGGGCCATGACGGTGTAGAAGTTCGATCCGTGCAGAACCGCATAGGCTTTTTGCTGGCTGTCCTCGATCCACGCCTTGGCGTCAGAGTCAAGCTCTTCCTGGGGAATAGCCGTCTCGATCTCGAACCACGGGCGCGACGGACTGGTCAATCCTGTCCACATGCCGGCCCCGCACACGCGGAGCGCCTGCAGGCCGGTCGAATCGATGATCTGGTCGTTGATCGAGTTGCCGCGCCACATGCGATTTGCAGTGACGAGCCAGAGATAACGCCGCGGATTGAAGAAAGCAGCCAGAACCGACCAATAGGTCCACCACGAATAGCGCCAGTTGCGTAGGGCGCCGAGGGTAGATTCGAGCTTGCCATAGGCGATGCCCCATTCCTTTTTCAGTCGGTCGCGAGATTTGACCGGTGTCACCGGCTGCTGGGCAAGAAGACTCGGCCCCATGTAAAGGCTGGATGGATCCTGATCGGTCGGGGCGGCGGGGAGATCAAGCGCCATCTTTTGGCCTCACGGATTGCAGGGACGGTGAAGCGACGGCGGTGGCGTTGCCTCGGGCGTCGATCTCGTAGGGAGGGTATTTCCCTGACTTGTCGGCGACAATCACATGTCCGTGGAAAGACGCCATCGTCCATTCGCCATCGGACGGAATGCCCTTGATCGGCTTCATGCCGGGCCGAGCTTCAATCATCCGCCGAACACCGAAGATGCCGGCATCGAGGGAACGAGCGTCGGCTGGGTTGTCGTGCCTCCAGTGGAGCCGCGGGAGCTTGTCTTGACCGTGCGCCCAAAGCCGCCGAAGCCGCCTTTGCCACCGGTGCCAGCAACGGCAGCAGCGGCAAGCCGCGCGCTCTGGGCTGCGGTCTGGGCGGTGCCGCTGGCGAGCGTGGCCGGTGCGGGCGGAGGCGGCGGAGGCGGCGGAGCGGCGGGTGCGGAGGGAAAAAGGAAGGACATGGAGAAACCTCAAATCAGGAGGGCGATGCCAGCAGCGGCGCCGAGAGCCACGGAAGACAAAAAGAAAAACGACGAGATTGCTGATTGAAGTACAACGCTTTCAGCGCCCTTGACCGCATCCGAGATTGCAGGGGTCAAATAGCACAACCCGAACGTCGCAACGGCCAGCTTCCACGCCAGATCGTGGCCCGTGACCATTCCCGCGATAAACACCGCCGTCAGGTAAAGCGCCGAATTCACGATGATGGCGAGATAGTTCCAGTTCATGACGGTTGCCTTTCGAAGCTGCGCGGATGATACGCGCCAGCCCCGCATAGGGTCAAGAACGCTTGAACGGGTCGTAATCCGGCGACAGGGACGAGGTTGGTTGGCGCTGATCGGTCTGCGTCGCGTAGGGGTTCCAGTCCTGTTGCAGGGCGCGTGCCGTACGCGATGGAGTGAGGACTGCGCGGTTGATTGTGGCGACGTCGATGCCGCTCATGACCAAGTAGCGCAAATCGTCCATCAGATGGTCGTTCTCCTTGACGATATGTCCCTTCTCGTCGCGCCGATAGATGCGAAACTCGGCCAGGAGATTACGCAGGTTCGAGAACACGCGCAGGCGCCCGGTGCTGAGACGCATCCAGACCTCGTAAATCCCGGCCTCGACCGCGTTGTCGGCCAGCGTCAGATTGAGGCCGAGCGACTGATAAGTGCGAAGCAACTGCTCGCCGTCGTGCTGGCTGCGCCCGCGAGATGCCGGATCGATCACACCAGGGATCCAATCACCTCGAGCGCGGATGGCCGCGGCATGAACCGCAGGCTCGGCTTGCCCGCGATAGTGCTCGGCGTAGAGATAGAGCACGTCATCCTCGGGAGATAGCGCTCCCCAGAGTGCGGCGGTCCTCTTCCATCCAACATCAAGAGCGTAGGCGCGCGGGAAGTATGGCGGAAGCGCAAAAGGCTCGACGATGATGTCGGTTTCCGGAACGGGATAAATCTGCCCGGCGCCAAGCTGGGGGATGCCCTTCGATCGCGCGTCGCGCTGATGCGGCGGTATCGATGCCCAGAGCTTTTCCTTGGCCTCCTGAGTGAGGTGTGGCGCGTCATCCCAGGTCGCCTGCACAAGCGCGCGTGTCGGCTTCTGATCGTCGTCGCTCATGTGCCGTATTCCTCGCCGATTGTTTCCTGTGGCGCTAGGTGAGGCATATACCTCAGCGCTATCTCGCTCAATCCGAGAAGCGGTGTGAAGGTGACAAGCATGATGCCGTTTGTGGTCATCAAACGGACCATGCACTCGTCATAGACGTCGGCCGGTGGCTCCTCGTCGAGCCAGATGCCGTGCTTTTTGGTCCCCTGAAATTTGCGCCGCTTCTGATCGAAGCTTTTGAATCCAAGCAGGCTATCGCCGCCGCTGGCGTGCCTGATGACAACCTGATCGATCGCATCGGAGATGCCTCGGCGACCGGTAGCGTTGATGATCCTGTCGCTTGGGATCATGCCATGCCCGAACTGGCCGGCGGGCCCCATGAGTTCGGCCTGCACGACGTCGCGTGTCGTCTCGCCCGTGTCGCCAGCCGCCCACCATTCGACAGGATGGGAAAATCGGCGCCCTGCCCACCAGTCCGGGTATTCTCCAGTCAGATGCAACGCAGTTTCAAATGCTCCGGCAATACTCTTGCCTACTCTGTTCGCTGCCATGAAGGCTCGTTCTTGGAATTTACTTCCAAGCTCAAAGAACTGCATATGCTTTACATACAATTCTCTTCGAAGCGGCCCCGCTGCCGGAAAGAGCGAGCTAATTCGGCTTCGCGCCAGGTACTGGTCCGTCTCCGTCAAAAGCGCTTCCCGCTCCTGCGGCGACAAGGAGTTGACGAAGCTCTTCAAGTCGATCTGGGGGGATTCCATCGAGGTTTCCAGCACGGATTTCCTTCTTGTCGACGAACATGCCGATCTGCTTGCCCAGTAGTTCAAGCGCCCTGTTGGCTGGCCCGCGCTGACCTTCCGTCATGGCCGCCAGTGCGTTTTCGATCAGCTTTTCGAGCACCCATACCGGCTCAAGGTTTATCCCCTTGGCGGTGCGCGCGACAAGCTCGTCGATGCGCTCGCGGATCTCCGGGTGCGTCGTGATGAGGCGCGAGGCGTTCGCCGCGGCGTTCTTCGCCGTGAAGCCCGCCAGTCGGTACGCATCGGCCTGGGTCTTGCCGGAGGCGACGAATTGAGCGACGAGCTCGTAGCGGGGGTTTTCGAGGGCGGGCATCAGGTCAGTCTTTCAGTTCCGCCAAAACTTCATCAGGGCTGATACAGATGCGATCTGCCAAAAGGGCCATTAGCTCGGGCTCCTCGCCGTCCTGCGTCAGGATGAGTGTGCGCTTGCCGTTTCCAGCCATCCAGCCAAGTTCCAGATGGGCAGATCGTCCGCATGGAAGCACCAGCAATCCGGTATCAGCCCATCGCATTGCCGCGAAGTCGGCATTGAAGCCTTGAGCGGCACGAGGGTGCGTTAAAAGTGCGTTGCGGTATTCCTCGGCCGTGCAGGTTTTTGCGTCCAGTCCTATTTCGCTCCAAGCAAAGCCTGTAGAGTTTGGCGGATTGCGGAAGTCGTAAACCTGATGGCCGTTCTGCCTCAGCAAATCGACGAGCCATGGCTGATGTGGATTGCGCCACGAGGAAGCCAGATAAATGCGTCTCATGCGTGCCCGCCTTCCTCGGCCTTGAACGTGTTGACCGTGTGATAGCCGCCGGTCTGCGTCGCGCTCATCGTCTCCTGGAAGCTCTTGGACATCCATCCGTTGAGCAGGTTGACCTCGTCGGGCGTCGCGCAGGAGCTGACCATTGAGGCGTAGACGAGGCCAATCGCTGCACCGGCGGCGCTGATCTGCTCATCGCGGCTGCAACCTTCGTTCTCGGCGCGCATGCCGCCAAGGGTGAACTGCAGGCGCGCGTCGTGAAAGCATTCCTGGGCGCGGACAAACCCATGCTCGGCTTTGCCCTCCTCGACCATGCGCTTCATGGCATCGCCCTGATGGGCGAGCGATTCCCGCATCGCCTTCTCGGCTGCGGTCAGATCAAAGTGGGGCATTTGCTTCCTCGGCGGCCTCGTAGGTGATGGCTTTGATACACACTTCGGCAACGGCCTCCAGGTCGAAGTCGCCGTCTAGGCCAAAAAAGCTCGGGTCCGCGTGGCAAGATTGCGTCCACGAGATGCCTTCACGGCCCTGGCGATAGAGTTCATCGCGAATCCGCTTTGCCAATTCGACTTTGTCGATCATTTCCCCTCCTTTGGCCTTTGTGGCGTGTACCATCCTATATATCGGCCCGGCCAAAGTTTCACGATTCGCTGCCCTTTTGGCCTCCATCCACACAGATCGAGGGACAGTTGCGCAGCGATGTAGGGAATATCGAGGTGCCACGTCCGCTTGCCATCGCGCATTTTGAGTGCGCGGCTGGTGAGCCAGTAGAGATGAAACTCATGGCCGGCAATTTTCATTTCTCCTCCTTCGGCGCACGCTCCAACTCGAAGCGGTGGCACACTTTTGGTCCATCTTCGTCCCACTCGACCGTCGACCAGTTGGTCTCTGGATCGAATTTCTTGAGCACGCCTTCTGCGGACGGTTTGCCACGCAGGCGCACACGGTCGCCGCGTTCAGGCGTGTTGGGAGGCGCTTTGCTCATTTTTCGGCACATGCTCCTTGCAGTACCAGGTTCCAAACTTCTCGCGCCGCATGTCGGCGCCAAAACCATACGTGGCGTCTATGTTGCCACAAACTGAGCACGGATGCCAGAAAATTGGGCCGCCTTTTGAGCCGTCGGCGCGCGTGTAGCTGCGCATGCGCGGCTTGCGGTCATCTGTGAAGCGCGGAGGTATTTTCATCGTCAAAGAGTGCCATAAAGAAATTTAAACGAATGGCCCTTTCCCACTTCGGCGTCGGCTTGATACGGCCAATAGGACAGTGACGGCGTTGCTGGTTAGTATATTCGGTAGAGCCCGGTGAAAAACCACCGTAGGCCGCCTTGAACCAACAAAGATAGGGATCTTGATGCGAGCCCATGATCTTCAATCTCCCTTGCGCGGATCGGGCTTGCGCCCCTCGACCAGGCAGCGGACGTAGTGGTCGACGCTCTTGTAGCGCGGCACTTCGCACACATGGCCCGGCTTGATGACGCCATCGCTTTTCGGCAGCAGGAAGTTCCAATGCTCAGGCGTCAATCTCGACTCCTCGTCGAGCCACGTCATTTTCTCGGGAAGATCCCTGGCGCGGTCCAGATCTTCCTGATGAGCTTCCTCGGGGCCGAGTCTCACGCTTCGCGGGTCCAGACGCCTCTCAGCGCCATTCGGAAGGATGCGCAGAAAGCCACAGCCCAACAGCCTTGCATCTTCCTGAGCGAGCAGCCTTTCGGCGAAATTGTTTGTTGATTTGTCCATGGCGCTTCTCCTGTCTTTGCCTGTGAAAATCCCGCCGGGCTGGTCTTCATCCACCCGGCGGGATTGCGTTCAGCTCGCAGGCGCCGGAGCGCCGAGAGGCCAGTGTTACGCACTGAGCGAGCCACGTTCGCCGCTGTTATTTGCGCCACCTGCGGCTGGGCTATGGATCATCGGCGCACTAGCAACGCTTCGCCGGTCTTCTGATGGTGATGACCGAGCTTGTGCTTCTTCTCATAGCGTTCGAGCGCGAACCTGAAATCAGGGCCATCACGGCCGTCTACCTTGGCGCCGATGAGCTTCTGGATTTCCTCGATCGCCTCCCTGGACAGCGACGAGATGCGCTGGCCCTTGAAGCGCGAGAAGTGCATGTCGCCGTTGCAGCTCATGCCAGCGTCACCTCTTCCCAGTCGTCGGCCAGCATGTCGGCCTGCGACGCCAGCCACGGCACGATGTAGCCCTGGGCGGTCTTCATGTCGATGTGGGCGTGATACTGCACTTCAGTGCCTTCGCCGAGGATCGACAACAACGGCTCGCGGTTCACCTTGAACACGCTGCCGGGCACGAGAAAGACGAACATGCCTTTGCCGTTCCAGCCGGCGCGCTGATAGCGACGCCCCTGCTTCAGTCCTTCGATAACCTTGCCGAAATCCATTGTGCATCTCCCTTTGTGTGTTGCGTCAAAATATGCCCGTCGCGACGGTTGCGTCAAGCGCAGATCGCGAGCGTGAAGACAAACGAGCCGACGAACACCAGCGCGCCGAGAATGATCGCATCAAGCCGCGTGAAGCGCCCGAGCCAGGTCGGCATTGTGTCGGTGCATAGCCATTGCCAGAGCATCACTTGCCCTCCTGTTCGTGGTAGGCGGAAAGAGTTGGCTGCAACTCATCAGCTAGACCAACAATTCGGTTGTATCGCTTCTGATATCCTTCGGCCCATTGAGTGGATGGTCCGGCCCAATAAGGCTGCTTTGAAACTTCATCGACAAAATCCATCATCTGGCGCATCAGCGCAGATTTGCTCTCAGCCTCATCCCGAAGTGTGGCAATTTCCTTCATTGTCTCGTTGCATTCAGTATCAAGCTCCGCAATTTGCGCCTGGTCGCGGTCGCGCTCGTTGATGAGGGCCAAGATAACCGAACTCGCCAGCGTTATGCTTGATAACTCGGTGCAGAGATTCTTGAGCGCGTCGATTTCGACCTGTATCAGTTTCTCGGTCATGATTGACGTCCTGCCTTAGTAAGTGCGTAGGAACGCATCTCCCACCACTTGAGGTAGTCGGCGATGAATCGCTCGCTTTCGAAGCCGGCGTGTCCGTGATATTTCGAGAGTATCGGAGCGCTTTCCAGGGCTTCATACATGGTTGGCGCGGCGGCTAAAAGCTGGGCGTTGGCGCGCTGCTCGGCCTTGGTGATGAACCGCGCTTCTGCTGATCGCGTGTCTTCATCGTCGCGAGGAACGCTCGCGATGCATGTCCACTCGTAGGCTTCCTTATTGGCCTCGACGATCCACAAGCCAATGTCGGAACCCATAGGGTCTTCGACAGACCACGGCCCAGGCGTGAATTTCGTGTTCATGCCTCTCTCCTACTTTTTCGCCAACGCCGGATCATACCGACGCAGCGGGTTGACGTGAAAGCCGAGCTCGCCGCACAGGGCATTTTCTTCGGCTTCGGTGAGGCGCTGGACGGGCGGCGCGACGAGCGCCTGGGTGCGCCACATGATGGCACTGCGCCGATAGGCCGCTTCGGCCTTCAGGTTGCCTTCAGCGGCCGCCTTGTTGGCCTCCTCGAGGTCGGCAGCTTCCCGCGCGAACAGGAACCCACGCTGGTCGGTGTCGACAATATCGCCGTTCGGGCGCCGAAAGGTGCCGAGGAATTGCTCGTTCATTTCTCAACCTCCTTCTGCAGCGTCGCGAGCTGCGTCTTGATGATCCGCTGATCGCGTTCGAGCGCATAGAGCCGGTTCTCGATCGCGTCCAGGCGCTCGTCCATCAGGGCGAAGCGGGAGAGCATCTCAGCCTCGAGCTCCGTGGCTGCCTGTTCGGTCTTGGTCTTGGTCATCTTGTCCCTCTTTTTTCTCACAAAACACACATAAGCATGTTGACACAACATGTCAAGCTCCCTATATATGTTTTGTGAATGGAAGGAAAGATACGATGGACAGCCCAATTTCCTCCTGCGCCTATCCCGGCTATTCGCTGGCGCAACTCAAGGCCAAGATCGAGGACGGCACCTGCGCGGAATCCTCGATCCCGAAGATACTCGCCGAGATCGACCGCCGCGAGCGCGTCAAGGCCGGCGACATGAGCGTCGCCACTGCAGCCGAGCGGCTGCGCAACCTAAAGAACGGAGAAGCATGATGGCCAAAGGCTACGCCTTCATCAAGAAAATCGCCGGAAAGGTTGGCTCCGGCAATGCGACCACGACCTTCACCAGCGGCGCTGTGAGCGAGCAGCTTCAGTGCGCCCAGTTCTTCATGACCATGCAGGATCGCGGCTCCTCGCTCGACGAGGCGCGCGCCTATGCCAATATCGGGCCGACGATCTCCCCCTCGGTCAACTGGGACGAAATCAACCGCGTGCTCGACACGTTCATCAAGTAATATGCCGTCACATGGTTCTCGCCGCGGAAGGTGCGAGCTAAGGAAGACGCCAGCCCGGGACTGGAACGGGCCGGTCTATGCGCCATGTTAATTTTCTGAACCACAAATGAGGGACCAAAAATGAACATCAAAGCAGCCATCGAAATGTGGCTCGGGATTCCGGCGTTGCGGCTCGAAAATGCCGCACTGCGGAAAAGGTTGGAATCGGAAAGTAGGCGCATTTCGGCGCGGATTGCCGAGCTCGACAAGCTCACGGCCATCGACGTCGACATCGGCATGCGCGGGTCGTGCACGGTCATCCTGAGTGGCGTCTATCGCGGAAAGGGCTACGTCCAGTTCTACGAAATGTCATTCGATGAATTCCGCGATCTGGTCGAGCACTTCCGGGAGCAGCGGCGCAATCACCTGATCCGCGTCATCGACGAGCCCTATTCGATGCGCGGCTCGTTCGACATTTTCAGGGAGTAAAGCAAAATGATCACCATCTTCGGTTACGAGCTCGTGCGCGTCGGCAACCGCATTCATTTGCTCCACGGCCAGCCAACGCCCGGCTTCAACAACTCGGTGCCGGTCGCTGATCTGGCGGAGGCTTGGGGCATCGCCTGGTACTGGCGCAAGGACGGCGTTCGGCTGCCGTGGCCCGCGAAGTGAAGGATCATCCTTCGATCGCCGAGGAAATCTCCCAAGCGCGGCGTGACGGCGCGACCAATGCGCTCTTTGTCATCGTCGCCTATCTCAAAGCCAAGGGCATGCAGGCCCTTGCCGACGAGCTGATCGAGGTATTTTCGGATCCCACATAAAAAACTCCCGCCGATGGGTTCCGGCGGGAGAGGTGGCTGGTCGCTTCGGGAAGAATTGGAGCGGATTGCGCGACTCGAACGCGCCTCAAGAGCTTGGAAGGCTCTACTCGTCCCTGACAAACCCGCGTCTCAAATCTTCGGCCTTCGAGCGCAACGCAGCGACCATCTCGCGCGGAGAGGCGAAAAACTCCTGCCGGGAAATCGGCCGCACATTTCCAACCATCCAGTTTTTTGAAGACTGCCGATCAATGCCACCAACGACGGCGGGTTCGCCTTCGGGCGCCAGGGCAGACAAGCCGGGGAGATTGTGATCGGGCCAGACGTCCGTCGAAACCATCGGCCCCTTCCGCTTCGGCCACCCGGCGATCGAGCCAGCGCGCATCTCGGCAACAACCGGCGCAGCGGCGATCAGCAGCAGGAGCAGAACGGCGATGGGAACGAGGACGGACATCAGCGAGCCTTTTGCTCATCGGAAGCGCCAAAGATTGCGCAAACCGAAATCGATGTCAAGCGCGGCTGCGGATTTTTTCCGCAAGCTCGGCAACGATCCGGGCCCGAACTTCTGGCGGCGACCGCTCGACCTCCGGCGCCGGCAATCGCAGTCGACCGCGATGTTCGGATTCGAGCCGCGCATTTCGCACCATCCGGCACGCCGTGGCAAGTTGCGGCGGCGTTGGAGCGAACGCTTGGCGATGATCCGGCAGTTTGCCGCGAAACACCAGATCAACGCCAGCAACAATATCCTGATCGTTGAATTCGTCGAGGACCATGAAGTAAATGCGCGTCCGTTCCGCAGTCTGTTCGCGGGCCTCGTCAGTGTTCTCGCTGATCTGCAATTCGCGGTAGACTGACGCCAGACGCTTGACCTGGTTCTTGATGACTGTCGGGCTGCCCATTTTTCATTTCCCTTTCAAGTTCTTCGATCACGCCGAGGACACCGCGACCGCCGTTTGTCTTATTGTTCGCGTTTTTCGAACGTTCTGGTGGTGATTGTTGCCGTATTGCGAACGACCTCATGACGGCCTCGCTGAAATAATTCCATCCTCTCGGTGTCACACCTGGCCTTGCTGAGAGCGCTCTGATGGTCGGGATTATGTCCATGTCGAGATCGGCTCCGGCTTTGAGCCAGGAGAGGATTGGGGCGATGATGATGAAATTCGGATGAGGGTTTGGACCGAGATTTGCCGCGGCTGAGCAGAGGTCGGTTATACGATCGAGTTCGGCCTTTGCCGACGGCGATTTCTCGGGTGTTTTTTCTGGCGTTTCCGGGGGCCGATTTTGCGGTGCGGCAATACCATCAGATGCCGAACGGAGAGAGGTATCTGATACTGTGGGTGTGGGTGTGGGGGTATCGCTGCGGTATCGATCCGGTATGCCTTGCGGTACTACCGCGGTATCATCTTTTTTATTGGTTTTCCAACGTTTTGATATTCTATCGCGTTGTTTGTCGCTTTTAGAACGCACAAAAGCACGCTCTTTCGTCAGTCCTTTTTGCCTCCATTCCTGCGATCTTCCGTCGAGGGTCCAGAAGGCCATTACGTCGTCGCGAATCTCGGCCCATTGTTCAGGTGTGCAGGCGGCCAGTTTTGCCAGCATGATTTCGTTGTTTGGGAGGGTGCAATTTGGGCGGCGCCACGCCTCCATGAGGAGCAATAAATAGGCGCCGTGACGCTGCGCATCGAGGTGTCTGGTGTCGGCCAGATACCGATCGGTCCATAATGGAAGTGCGGGATAATCGGCCATTTGAAAAACCCTACCGGTCGGATTTTTGAAGGGGTTTTTCAGCGCCGTTTTTGGGCCTGTAGACTACTATCTTCTCCAGGCCCAGGATATCCAGCACCTTGTCACCTGGGAACCGGTTGCCGGCAAGTAAATCGGTCACGTAGGGGCGCGACAGATTGTGAGCCTTGGCGAAGGCGGTTTGGGATCCAGCGGCAAGAACGTGCTCGCGCAGAACCTCGGTGATCTCGGATTGGGAAATGAAATTTCCGGTCATTGGGTCAGCCCCTTGATGTCGAGGTAGGCTTCGACGACTTCTTTCGCGATGTGCGGATTGATTGCATTGCCGTAGCCCCGCAGAAGTCCCACGCGGCCGGGTAGCCCATGAGCCAGCGGGAATGTGCCGGGTTCAACTGGCCGCCACTTTCCATCCCGGCAGAAGAGCCAGTCAGCATCTCGCCAGAGGCCATTAGTCGGGCCGGCCCGGCTGTCTTGGCCATGACCTGCAACGATGTGATTGCCGTTCTGTTCGAGCCGGTCCCATCGCGCTGCCCCATGCGTTGCTTCATCGCTAAATGAGCTTCCGGCGACTTGTTGTCGTCGTTCGAGACTGGCGTCGGCCACCCCGCCAGTTGCGCCTGCCTCGGCAGTTGCGCCTGCCTCGGCAGTTGATCCGTCCTGTGGCGCACCGATCCGTCCGGGTTCGTGGCTTCCGTCGCCATCCCCGCCGTATCTTTCCAGTCGCGGCTGCTCGCCGTCGACCATCCGGCCAGATGCGTCGCCACCGCCGTCAGCGTGTCGGCCACGCCCCGACTGTGCCGCATCCCCGAGCTTTGGCTGTCTTCCGACCGCGGCGTCGGCCAACCGTTCAAAAACAAGCCATTGTCGCTGTCTGATGTGCGGCGCGCCGATGCCCGCAGCGCAGATATCGAGCGCCCCGCCGGCGTATCCCGCAGCTTCCATGTCAGCTTGTACAAGGTCGAGCCAAGCGAGGCCGTCCTTGCTTGCAACCTGCTCGCCAAAGAAGACATCAGGTCTGCGCTGCTCGATGTGATAGTGGAGGAAAGGCCATAGGTGCCGCTCGTCAGCAAACCCTGCTCCTGCGCCTGCCGCGCTGAAAGGTTGGCAGGGCGGTGATCCGGTCCATACAGGTCTGTCGTCGGGCCAGCCGGCGAGCCGGAGAGCGTAGGGCCATCCGCCGATACCGGCGAAGAAGTGGCATTGGGTAAATCGAACAAGCTCATCTGGCGCGACATCGCGGATATCCCTCTCGTCAACTTCGCCGGGCGCAATGTGACCTTGCGCGATCAATTCCCGCAGCCACGCCGCGGCCTTCGGGTCGATCTCGTTGTAATAGGCTGTCACGCTGGTGCCCCTCGGTGAATTGTCAGCATGGATGCTACACCAATGACGAGGCGTTTTACAACACCTTCTTGCGCGTCAAAGTCTCCGGCTTGACGAAGGCGATCTCCGAGTGCTCAGCGCAGTAGGGCCTGCCCTCGAGCGGCGTCTTGCCGCAAAAGCCGAAGTCAGGATCATGCGGATCGCCGATCGGCCACTTGCAGGTGTGCTCGTTGATTTCCATGAGTGTGAGCAGCGGCGAAATGACGAACCTGGAGTGCTCCGCTGACGCCACCGGCGGTTCCGGCGTCGGCGCGCTCTCCGGCTCGGGCTTTTTCTTTTTCGCCTGGGCACGCGCCTTGACGGCCTTCTGCTGGATGCTGCGGTATTTGCCGGATTGGCTATTGCGACCATCTGTGGCCTTGGAAACCATCGCGGAATTGACGGGCCTCTCGCGCTTGGGCAGCTTCATGCGATGCACTCTGCCGATGATCGTGTTGCGGCTGACGCTGTAGACGGCTGCGATCTGGCCGGAGGATTCGCCGTCTATCCAGCGCTTGGCGATGTCATCGAGTTGGAGTTGGGTGAAGCGGATCATGGCTTGCCCTCCCAGAACATTTTGGCTTCGAATGAAGCTTTCGTGACGGGCCCCCAAATGTACCAAGCATGATCTTCAGTGCCGGTCGAGGCGCCGGGAAACCACTGGATCCGGTCGAGGAGTGCGATCTTGCCGAAGAAGCGCGGGCAGTCACAAAACAGGTGCCGTCGCGTTTTGCCAAAGTCGAACTTGGCGGTGAGAAGCAGCGCGACCCAGCCATCGCACCGAGCAAGCGATAATTCGGCCCACCGCACAGCAATTCGATTTTGCTTTCCGTAGGGTGGATTGGTGATGATCGCATCAGAAAAACGAGCAACCGGTACATCGACGAGAAAGTCGAAGAGCCAGTCGTGCCTACGATCATATTGAACGATGTCCGTTCTTTTCACGCGGGCGCCGTTTTCGTGCAGAACATCTGCCATCAGATGGTTGCCGGCGGCCGGCTCCCAGACCGCCATGCCACTGACGTCGAGATGGCGCAAAAGCGCCCCGGTCGCCCATGGTTCGGTTTGATAGAGATCGTTCTCCTTGCGCGTATAATTCGATGCAACGACGGTCATGTCTTCCCTCCAGTTTGTGAAAAAGGCGCCAGCCGAAGCCGGCGCCTCCCGTGGCCTCGGGTGTTCGATCAGTCGAAATCGGCGTCGGCCGGATCCTCGGGCATGATGGTCTCGGTTTCGCTCTGCGTGGCGCCGAGTTTCTGCCAGCCCTCGTCCCAAGCCGTCCAGAGCGAAGATCCGGCCCGGTGCGGGTTCGAAGTGCGGACCTGGCCTGCAGCCTGCGCTTTCCAGCCGCGCGCGTATTGGAAGGTGTAGGCAGCCGGTTCGAGCGGGGTCAGATCGATTGGACCCGGCTCGGCGCTGTCGACAGGCGGCAAGGCCTGATCAAGGTTGTCCGGCTCAGCCTGCGGTGCATCACTTTCCGGCTGCATCATCTCGTCCTGAGCTTTCCAGCCGTCGGCCCAACTGCGTTCCATCGGGCCGTCGCCGAGATAGGGATTGGTTTCGACGGGCTCGCCGCGGGTTCGAGCAGACGCTCCTCGGCGGAACTGATCGGCGTATTCGTCGTCGGTCAAGTTGAGTTCCTGGTTTTCCTTGGGAAGCGCCAGAGGAACATCCGGCATTTCGGCGACCTGCTTTTCCTCGACTACTTCGCCAGTTTCCGGATTGTAGTCGATGTTCGCTGCGGCCTCGGCCGAGTGCTCGCTTTCACCGACAGAGTTGCCGGGGTCGGCTTCGCCGAGGTCCTCGGCCGCCGCCTGCTCGTCGCTTGACGCTGCGACTTCTTCCTTCATGTCGGCGATCGCCTGATCGAGGCCGCGCAGCCATTCGAAGGAATCATCGCTACCGGTGTCGTAGGGATTGGCGTCGGCGCCTTTTCCCTCGGCGCCGGCCTGATAGCCGAGATTGCGCGGAGACAGAGGCTCAATTTCCGGCTCCGGCACCGGCGCGGGCTCGCCATCTTCATTGATCGGTGGCGCATCCGGCTTTGCGTCGGCCGCGTTCCATCCGGCCTTCCAGTCCTTCCCGGCCTTCGTGCGGCCGTCGAACGGGCATTCGGTGATCTGGTAGCCGCCCATGCGGGAGTTGTGGCCGCCGCGGTATTCATCCGAGAGAAGCTGGCGACCGGCTTCCTGTTCGGCTTCATTGTCGAACTGGTCACCGCCCTCATCGTCAGGATTTTCGGGCGTATAGGCGTTGTCGGCGTCGGTTTGGTCACCGCCCTCAGCCTCGTCGTCGAACAGGATCGGCTGATCGCGCATGACCTGGGCCGGATCGCGGCGCTTGTCGAACTGCTCGGCGTCGGCGACAACGATCTTGACCGCCTTCTTGCCGGCATGGTTGAGGGTCAGCAGCACGTTGTCCTCGGCAAGCCCGGACGCGACGATCTGGACCGTACCGTCCTTGATCGTGAATTTGTCGAGCACGGCATGCACGACGTCGTTCTTGCCCTGAGCGACGATCTCGACGGTGCCGCGCACGAGCTGCATGGCGATGTCTTCCATGTTCTCGACGGCCTCGCGCTGGTCAGCCTCGCTCATCTTCGGCCAGGGCGTGCGCTCGGCATTCTCGCGAAGACTGCGCAGGAGAGTGTCGCGAATGTCCTGCACAAGCTGGTTTGGATTGAGCTTGAAGACTTCGCCGGTTTCCGGGTCTCTCAGTTCGAAGGGGTCGATGTTGTCGGTCATATGCCTTTTCCCTTTCATGGATGGCTGATGGTGACTTCCCGGACCTGCAGTCCGGTGTTGGATTCGTAGATTGCCCGGCGAAGCCGGTAGTCGGCGGTGATGGTCGCTTTGCCTCCCTTCACATCCTCGACGATGGTTTGTCCGGTCTTGGCGTCGACATAGCGGAAATCCGGAGTGTATTTGGCCTTGCGACCGTTCGGATATCCGTCCGACCGGATCAGGAGCGGTTTTCCGTCGCATTCGAGAATGCGCGATGGGTGCACTTCCAGATCGCGGATATCACCGGCTCGCCGCAACTTCTTCAACTGCCCGTAGCGCAGCCATTCGGCTTTGCTGTCGAACTTGAAGCCGTCCTCAGTGATGCCCCGGCGTGCGCCGAACTTGTTGCGCTTGGCCTTGATCGGCCCGAGTATGTTGCGGAGTGAAGGCTTCATGCTGAAAGTCCTTCCTGTTGCTGGCCGCCAGCTGCCTGCGCCTGCTCAAGACGATATCCAACTCCCCAAATGGTAGTGATCTGGACGCCGTAAGGCTTCAACTTTTTGCGAAGCTTGCAAATGAAAACGTCAACGATTTTTATCTCGGGAGGGTCATCGACGCGGTCGTAGTAGGCGGACTCAAGAATTTGCTCTTTGCTCACCAGTCCGCCGCGCGCCAAGGCCAAATAAATCTTGGCCTCGATTCCTGTCAGCCGCCATTCGGGCGGAATTGCATCGGTTCCTTTTTTCAGCAGCCCTTCGAGATAATGAATGTGTTCGCGCAACTGCTCGTTTTCTGCTCGAAGTTCGGCAAGCTCCGTCGTCGCGTTCATGCCGATTCCTCGCCCATGGCGACGCGCACGGTTGCCGCGGCTTCCTTATTAAGACCCCAGCCGATGCCGCGCGAGTTGATGATTTCGAAACCGATAGCGCCGATCTTTCCGCGCAGGAGGTTGAGAAGCGTTGCCAGTTTGGTGGAGTCGGTCGGCTCTTCATCCCAAACCGCGCGCTCCAAATCCGATCGAGAGACAATCGGCGCCTTGGCAAGAGCAGAAAGAAGACGCCCCTCGGCCGGAGTGAGTCCGTACCGACTACACAGATCGTCAATGGCTGAAATTCCCTTTCGATCCAAAGCCGAGCGGCCAGCCGGAGGGTCGCCGCTGATGGCAATTGCGCGCTGGGGTTCGGTCCGTGGCTTTGTCGCGGCCAACGGAACTTGCGCCATCACGATGTCGCGCCGCCCCGGACGCGTATCGCTGGCCCAAGATGGTAGAACAATCTCGACAAACCCTTCGTCTGCGTCGCCGTCGAGCTTTTCCCACTGGCACCATTTACGCGGCTCGGCGCGATCAACGAATTCCGGCACGACGCCAAGCGCCAGCCGAAACCAAGATCCCTTGGTGCCGATGGTCTTTTTTAGAACCATACCGCCATCCGATCCCGGAGCAAGAAGCGCAAGGCGCAAAAGGCCATGACTTTCTTCGGTTCCCTGCAGAACTTCGATCAACATGCCATCCTCAAGGCCAAGGATTGCAGCAGTCGACGTTGATATGGTCAGGCCAAGGCGCGCCGGCTTTGCGCCACGCTTGCTCAAGGTGGCAGAAATTCCAGTGCCAGCGGTCGGCGACGATGGAGCAACAACCAATCTGCGAAATCCCATCACGGAATCCTTTCTGTTATTTGGTCGAGATTTTAAACCGGCTTCGCCTTGCCACGCGTCGCGCCCTTGCGCGCATCACGGAGCGATTCGATCACTTCCGAAAGTGCGGCCTGAGTGTAGCCAGCCTCGGCGATGCGTTTGTCGACCAGATGCTCGAGCTGCTTGGTGACGACGCGTCCCTCGATCTCGGCAAGCGCAACAAGCCGGTTCCAGGCATCGTCGCCAAAAATGAGAGTGTGTCCCCGCGATTTCTCCGACATGAAATTTCTCCGATTGTGTGTTGACGCAACATATTAATAGCGCCTATGTTGGGTCAAACGCAAGCGCGAAGATATTTGGGATGGATTTGATGGTCACAGAAATCGAACAGTTGAGCGACGGCATTTTCTTCAACCTCGACGATGACACCTATCACGGCCAGGAGCGCCTGAGCGCCAGCGGCGTTTGCAACATGCTGGTGTCGCCGGCTACGTTCTGGAAGGAAAGCTGGCTCAATCCTGATCGCGAGCCGCGCAATACGAAGGCGCTCGCCATCGGCCGCGCCTATGACAAGGCCAAATTCGAGCCCGAGGCGTTTCTCAGCGGCTATGCGCCGCTGCCCAATCCTGCCGACTATGGCGACGAGCTTTTGACGACGCATGCCAAGATCCAGGAAAAGCTGGCAGACCTTGGCGAGAAGAAAACGCTTGCCGGCGAGAAGGTGCTCGAAGCGGCGGTTCGGCTCCGCGGCGCCGGCTATACCGGGCCGATCTGGCATCTGATTGACGCCGAGGCTGCCGAAAAGCGCGAAGCCGACGGCTCCATCGGCATCGACCCGGCAACCTATCGCGAAATCGTCAACGACATGAAGATGCTGCGCGCCAATCCTGAAATCGCTCCGATGTTCGAAGGCGGCGAGGCGCAGGTTTCGGTGCTGTGGACCGACGAGAAGGGCGTCAAGTGGAAGGGTCGCCCCGACTATCTCAAGGAACGCATTATCGTCGACCTGAAATCCTTTGAGAACGGCCAGCGCAAGAACCTCAACCAGTGCATTTCTGACGCGATCCGGTTCAATCGCCTTCACGTGCAAGGCTTTCTTTATCGCGATGTCGCCGAGATGATTCGCGCCGGCAAGCTCCGCATCGCCAAGGTGCAGAACCAGCCCCAAAAGGATCTGATCGCGGCCATTCGCGCGAGCGACGTCCCCTTCGAATTCTGGTGGCTGTTTCAGGAAAAGCGCGGCGTCCCGAACGTGCTCGCCCGGCGCTTCCGCATGACGCGCCAGCCGACGCCGGAACTGCTTTACAACGCCCCGAACGAGGAAGCGCGCGAGCGTTTGCGCCAGGCTTACAAGAGCTTCAACAAGCTCGCTTTGAAGGCCAAGTGGGAAATCGAATGGGCGCGCGACACCTATCTGAAATGCCTCGAAATCTGGCCCGATGGCCCGTGGGGGTCGCTGCAGCCTGTTCTCGACATCGACGACGAGGACTTTCCGCCGTACTTCTTGGGGGATGTGTGATGAAGATCAAAATGAGCCTCGTTTGGCTCGCAGTCGCTTGGGGAAACGCCCTTTTCTTTATGTTTGGACCTCATGATACCCTGTCTGGAACCGTGACTATTATTTCGATTGCCACATGGAGCATTCTTTCGGAGATGGACAAATGAGTTACCTGATCTTCGACACCGAGACAAGTTCGCTCGCAAGATTCGACTTGGCCGCCGATCATCCGGATCAGGCACGCATTGTCCAGTTGGGCGCGATGCTCTGCGATGGTGATGACTTCGCGCCGGTTGCCGAGATGAACGCGATCATTAAGCCCGATGGCTGGGTGATTGGCGAAACGGCCCAGAAGGTGCATGGCATCAGCCTGGAGCGCGCCATGGACGAAGGCCGGCCGATTGCCGACGTGATCGAGGAATTCGACGCGCTGGCCGATAAGGCCGACGTGCTCGCCGGCTATTTCGTGCGCTTCGACAACAAGCTGATCCGCGGCGAGCGCCGCCGGCTCGGACGCGATGATCGGTACGGCGTTCTGCCGGAACTCGACATTATGTGGGCGTGCAAGTCGCTCTGCCCGTTCAAGAAGATGCCCAAGCTTGAGGAGGCGTATCGCTTCCTGATCGGCCGCGAAATCGAAAACGCGCACGATGCTTTGGGCGATGTCTCGGCCACGCATGAGCTTCTGATCCACCTGCATCAGATCGGCATCGACATCGGCGGCAAGATGCCCAAGAGCGGGAGGGTGAAATGAGCTTCCGTCCCGCAACCGTCGCCGGCACCAAGGCGCTGACCTGCATCTACTCGGAGTCTGGCGGTGGCAAGACCTATTCGGCTTTGCTGCTCGCGCGCGGTCTGGTCGGGCCGACCGGTCGCATTGCCCTGATCGACACCGAGAACCGGCGCGGCGAACTCTATGCCGATGATCCGAAGATCGGCGGCTATGACGTCATGCAATTGGGCGAGCCCTTCAGCCCGCAGCGCTACATGGACGCGATCGACGAGGCCGAACAGTCCGGCTACGACGCCATCGTGATCGATTCCATGAGCCATGAATGGGAGGGCATCGGCGGCGTGCTCGATATGGCGCAGGAGATCGCGCTGAAACGCAATCGCGACAGTCCGGCATTTGGCGACTGGAAAGAGCCGAAGACCCAGCATAAGCACCTGATCGCCAAGATGATGCGCTCCCCGGCGCATGTGATCGTTTGCGCACGCGCTCAGTACAAATCGCGCCAGATCGAAAAGAGGGATTACGCGAAATTCGGCATTCGGAGCCAAGCGAACACGACCGTGATCCGTGACGAGTATCAGTCGCCGATCCAGGAGGAGCGCTTCATCTTCGAGATGACCGTTCACATGCAGATGTCGAACCAACATCCCGGCGTGCCGATCATCACCAAGTGCCCGGAGATGCTGATGGCAGCATTTCCGAACGGCGAGCAGATCACGGTCGAGACTGGCGCTCGCATGGCGCGGTTCTACAACCAGGGCGCGCCGCCGTCGGTTGGCGCCGCCGACATCGCCGACCAGGCTGAAGTCGCGGCGCGCGGCGGCATGGCTGACTACAAGGCGTTCTTCGAGGGCCTGCAGCCGCACGAGAGGCGTGATCTGGCCAACAGCGCCATCCATGAGCGCATGAAGGCCATTGCTGCCGATATCGACAAGCGCGCGGCAGAGATGGCGGCACCGGAGCCGGACGACCCGGAGCCTCCGCGCGAGGAGCCGACGACGCGCTACGTCGCGCCAAACTTCGACACCATGCCGGGCGGCGCGACCGACGATGATGACATTCCTTTTGAACCGTAGGAGACAATCATGAACGAGACTACCCAGACTGCCCAGACTGAAGGCACCGTCACCGAGCGCGAGCGCTTGGCGTTCGAAGGGGCTTTGCAGCTTTCCGTGCATCTGCAAAGCATCTGGAGCGATGAATTGCCTGTGACTGATCGCTTCCAAACGGCGTTTGCCGCGACCAAAAAGGCTCTCGGCATCGGCGACGTGATCGTCAACGTTCCGAATCCGAAGCCGGCGGTCCCAATCAACAAATCGGTCACACCCGATTTCATTATCTGCCTCGAGGATGGCAAGAAGTTCAAATCCCTCAAGCGCCATCTGCGGACGCACTACAACCTGACGCCCGAGCAGTACCGCGAGAAGTGGGGTCTGCCGGCGACGTATCCGATGGTCTGCGCCAATTATTCCGCAGTCCGGTCGCAGCTCGCCAAGGACAACGGGCTCGGAACCAAGTAGGAGCGCGATCATGCCGTCGAAAAAGAGCCAGGTTCCCTATGCCGGAGCAACGAGCGGCGAAGCCGCGCGGAGAGAAATCATCAAAATCCTGAAGCGGTTCGGCTGCTCGTCCATCGGCTTCATGGATGAATTCGAGCGGCATGAGCTTCTGCTCGTTTTTGTCCATCGCGGCCGCAACGTGCAGCTTCGGGCCAGCGCAAAAGGCTGGGCTGAGCTTTACCTGAAGGAAAACCCGTGGTCGGGCCTGCGTAAATCCAGTCGCGAGGAGTATGAACGCGCGGCCATTTTGCACGGACTGATTGCCGTCAACTCGATCTTGCGCGACTGGGTCAAGGGCCAGGTCACGGCGGTCGAGACGGGTATCCTGTCGTTCGAGGCCGTGTTCATGCCCTACATGATGACAAACGAGGGGCGCACCATGCTTGAGGTTGTCCAGAACGCCAATCTCCTACCCCCTCCAACCGAGGAAACGAAATGACCACCGAAGACGATGCCCCTTTCGACGCTCCAATCGAGCAACCGACGGCGCCGAAACAGCGCCCGCAAGCCGCCGGTGCGGACGCAGCCAAAGCGAAGGCGCTCGAACTCGCCCGGCAGAAATCCGAGGCACCGCAGGGTGTTGACGACGAGCCGGACGAGAACGCGCCGGAGATTGTGAAATTCGTCCAGTCCGATCCTGGCGCTGTGCTGGTCGATGAGGCCAAACGTGGCGAGCTCGTGAAATACATCGAAGGCGAGATCGCAAACTTCGTGCCGGACCTGTCGACCGGAACCGGCCGCAAGGCCGTGGCCGCGTTCGCCTACAAGATCACGCGCACCAAGACGGCGCTCGACAATGCCGGCAAGGCGCTCAACGCCGAGCTCCGTGCCCGCATCGATCAGGTCGATGAAAAGCGCCGCGAAGTGCGCGCGACTTTCGACGATCTGATGGCCAAAGCGCGCAAGCCGCTGACCGATTGGGAGGCGGCCGAAGAAAAGCGTAAAACCAATCGCGAGGCGTTTTTCAATCGCCTGCAGGAACTCGGATCACCCCTGATCGGCGACACCTCCACATCGATTGCCGAGCGCATTGAGGCCCTGGACCATCTTGTGCCGGCCCTCGATGACTTCGGCGACAATCATCAGGCGGCCATCGACATGCGGACCCGCGCACTGGACGATCTGCGTGGCCACTTGGCGCGCACCGTCGAGGCTGAGCGCGTCGCCGCAGAGAATGAGCGCCTACGGGCCGAAGCCGCTGCACGCGAGCAGGAGCTTGCCAAACTGCGCCGGCAACAGCAGGAGCGGGAGGCTGAAGATGCTCGGACGGCGCGTGCGCGCGAGGCCGGGGCGGCGCAGGCGGCAGCACAGAAGGCCGAGGACGAACAGCGACAGGCGAGAGAGGCTAAAGCAGCAGAACTGCATCAGCAGCAGGCAGAGAACGCTCGCGAGATGGCTACGCAACTTGAGAACGTCTTTTTACGCGTTGCCGAACTTACCGACCACAAATCGGATGTTCCTGGACTGCGTTCATTGCTTGATGGAATCCTGGATTTTGGATTTTCTTCCGAACAGTACGGGGACCGGGCCGCCGAATTACACGCCTCCCATGCGCGGCTTGTAGGAGCCATCAGATCGAAGCTGATGACCTTTGGCCTCCAAGCCGAAGCCGACGCCAATCAGGCCGTCCGTCGCCAGCGCAACACCGAAGCGCGCGATTCCCTCGTCGAAGTCTGCGCGCTCGACAAGGACAAGGCCACCGAAATCGTCAAGGCGATCATCGGCGACAAGATCAAGTACATCCACATCGGGAGCACATCATGACCATTTCGACCGACGACCTTCAGCGCGAACTCGACCGGCTGCGCGGGGAGACGGACACGCAGCCCGCACCGAAAGCTCAGCACCCGCTCTACGCCGCCATCGACTATCTCGACAATATCGTCAAGAAGCCACCCAGCGATGCGCTCCAAGCGGCTCTAGCCGAGACCGAAATGCGCATCGGCAAGAATCGCGCGGCCATCGAATCGTGCCGGATCACGCGCAAGGGACTGGCTGACATGAAGGCCAAGCTCGAGGCAGCCGACATCCGGGAGTCCCGGCGCGAACAGGAGATTCTGCAAAGCCTTGAAGCCGACATCCGCGCCAGATCCGGCATCGAAGCCCGCATCGTGACGATGGGGTGAGACCATGACCATCGGCCAGCTTCCGCAGGATGGCGTCTTTCGTCTTCGTCCAATCGAGGAGGGTTCTGATGCGGCGGCGCGCTTGCTTTTGGCTCTCGAGTCCGGGCTGCCGCCCGACCGTCTGGCGGCGGCCGTGAGGATCAGCCGGCGCGCCTTCGACAAATTCATCGAACTGGCGCGCGAAGGTCGATTGCCGCGCGGCAGGCTTGCGGCTGCCGATATATTGCCGCGAGGCAGGCCTGCGCCTCTGACGCATCCGCTTGGACGCCCTTATTTCAGAGCCATCGCCATGCGGATGATACGAAAGGATGGCATCTACACCGGCGACATCGAGGCCATTCTGGTGGCCGCGCAAAAGACGATGCCGGTCGCCAACGTGATCTCAGAAATGCGCAAGAGGCTGAAGCCGCACGGCGTCGTGATCGCCAGTAAATATTCTGGCCGCTTTCGCACGCACTACACGATTACGGAGGGGCGCGATGCGCTTGCGCGGCTCATCGAGGAAGCGGTTTTGATCGAAGGAGATCTGAAATGAGAATGAGCATTATTCGTCATGTTGTCTGGGCCTGGCAGGACTGGCGCTTCGACACCGCCATGTCGAAGAAATACCCGCAATACGCTGAACTGGTGAGGCGCCGCAAGGAGCGCCAGCGCCGTCATGGGCGTGTGAGCCGGATTACAGCCCGTCTTTCTTCGCTACTGCATGCGGAGTTGCGACGTGAAGTCGACCGCAAGACCTGATGAACGCTGCCTTATTTGATGCGACGTTTAATCGCCTCGATCAGGTTTTTCAGTGCCGTGAGCGGCTTGACGTGAGGCCAGAGCATCATTAGCAGCGCGAGATCGATTGCCAGAAGAAGCCATCTTCCCTTGGACATCAGAAACTCGACTACCATTTTTCCGAGGCCAGATAATCGTTGCCATGGCAATGGCGCCAAATGCTTCCTGAATAGTCCCGGCCCAATCCCAGCTCAGCCAATCGAAAGACCCGGCTAGCAGAGTGGCCGAGACGACGGTCAGGCAAAATGCAACGCCGAGATTGCGTCCAACTTGTGCGTGGAAAAACACCAGCGCAATTGCAATCAGGAAGTAACCGAAGGCGAGATAGGTCAGAGCCTTGTCGTCCGGCAGAAACGTTACGGATATCCGGTCGCAGAGTTCGAGAGCCAGCATCGAAGATGCCATAATCCGCGCCGGTCGAATCCAAAGTGCCGGCACCATCGTGACAAGCAGTACAGCCAGATACAGGGCGCCCCATCCTGTCGTGAAAAAGAAGCTCATCTGATGGAAGCCGTCCCGACATCAGGAGCCGCCTTTCTTTGCGCGGAAAGAGTGCTGATGGTCTCGACGATCTGCTCATCCGTCGGTTCAGCGATGCCGCACAATCCAAGGACGCCGCGCAGAATGTCGTGGGCATGGGCGATGTTGCCAGGCGCGGTCTGTGCGGAACGCAAAAGAGCCAGCGTCTCGCCAGCCTGGGTTTGCTTGGCACCGTAGCCGTTCTTTTTGTCCGTGACTTCGGCAATCGCGGCGCGGATATCTGGTAATGATGCGTCGATCTCGGATTCGAGGTCGGCAGCAAGACGACGCAACCGAACAAGCCGACTTCCGGCCCGCACCACACTTTCGGGGGTTTTCTTGAGATCGCTCATTTTGGAGCTCCTATGGTTACAGAAATTATAAGGCCGATGAATGCCAGCAAAACGACGCCGACAAACCCCGTTACAACAGATCGGATTGGCGCAAATTCGGCTTTCGAGACATAATTTCCGGACATATTTGCCTCCATTTTGTTGATCGCCAGTTTTATGTCGGCGATATCCAAGGCCGTTAGCTTCGTCCGCTCATCGACGCGCGCCAACAGTGCTCTGTCCTGATCCGCAGTCATGACATACCTTCGTTTTTGGCATTCTCTTCGCGCGCATCACTTTGACCTGCGGCAAAGGCAACCTTTTCCTTCGCCGCGACTATGACGTCGTGCATGTGGTTGGTCTGTGTCCGAACCACCTTGACTTCGCCCTGCACGGCCGTGACTTCACCCTGCACGGCCGTGACTTCACCCTGCACTTTCTCTGTCGCCTTCAGGTTCTTGTGCTGAAAATAGATGCTGACGGCCTGGATCAGGGCGACGATAATGAGGGCAAGTCCGGGATCAACAGTTATCGGCATCTGCTCATCCTTTCGCTTTGTCGGGAGTTTTCCAGCCGCAGACGTCGGCGCCAGCGTCATTGATCGTCAAAAACCACTCGGCGGTCGGCCTGGTCAAATGGTCGCCTTTGCGGAGATAGCCGGGGCCGGCGGAGCACAGATTGCCGATCGAGGCGCATCCGGCCAGAGACAATAGAGCGACCATGGCGACGATCAGTCTTTTATGGTCCATTTTTCCAGCGCCTTTTTCAGTTCCTCGTCGGTCATGGCTCGGGCCTTTGCTCGAGCACGATTGACCGCATCAACATCGTGCCGTTCCTTGGCAGCCTGCTTGGCCTCCACGGCCGCTCGCCCGACGCTTTCGCCCTTGAAGAATGCAACGACAACCGCGACCAAGCCGGCCACCGCTAGGTACGCATAGAACTTCGTTCCTTTCATCAACGACAGCAGGAGGCCGAGCCAGTTCATGGGAAAATCCTATCCGGAATTTTCGACTTCTCTGACGGTGATCACAAAGGGCATACAGCCGGGGCGCCGGCACATCGCATAGCCATCGGCAACAGCCATCACCCGCGCTTCGTGACCCTTCCATTGGAAGATGTGACCTTTGGCAATCTTGCTCTTGGCCATCCGGAACTCCTATCCCGCCACAAGCCGCGGCTGCTTGGCGACATCGACCGCTGCCGATGCCAGCGCCTTTGCGCGGGCGCTCTGCATCGATCCGCGATAGACCATGAAAACGGCAACAATGCCGACGGCGGCCACACCAACCCAGAACACCGGGTTGCCGATGAGTGCGCCCCAGTCCGCCTGTGTCGCTGCGCCAGCCGTGACCACGCCGCCAGTGCCGGTTTGGCGCTTGGTCGCAGTGACATTCGTCTCGGCCTTCTTCTGCTCGGCGATGATCTCGGCGCTTGTCATGACCATGGCCAGCGACTTCGCCTCGATGCGCGTGATGCGGGCGGTCCACCCTTTGCCGAAATAGATGAAATTCGTCAGGGCCTCGACAAAGCTCTGACGCCGGGAGTTGACGCCTTTGATTGTGACGATCACGGCGTCTCTGGTCTTGAGCGCAGCCACGCCGGCCGCCGTGATCTGGCCGTAACCGCCGTCAACAGGCATATTGCCGAGCGCACCCTGCAGCCATTTGATGCTACGACCGGGGCCGGAATTGACGCCGCCATCCCAGACCGACAGGTCGAGGCCGACCGGCAGATCGTCGCCGTGAACCGGATTCCAGTATTGGGTTCGATAGATGGCTTCGAGCTCAACATCGGTGATCTGGCGCACGTCGCGCGTCGGCAGCCCGCGAAGGGACCGCCATGCGTCATAGACGCGCTGGATGATGCCCTTCATCGTCGCGCCACCGGGATCATGCTTTGAGTTTGAATAGCCGCCTTCCTCGATCAGCGTGGCGGCCAGACAGGCTTTGAAATTCCCGAACATTCGGGCCTCCTGCCGTTCGAGCTAACCTTGAGCCAAGGGAGCAGGTGCCGGGGTAGGAGTGGGCGCGGCAAGTGGTGCGGCGCCATCAGCGGCATGAGCCTCCGCTTCGAGATCGAGGCGCGCGATGATCTTCTGCACGATCGCGTCCGGGCCCCCCATCCACGCAATGAGCTTTTCGGGGCCATGATCAATCGCATATTGTGCGGCCTGGGCGACGACGGCGTTCCCGGTGTCGACGTCGAGTGTCTTGCCCTTCTGCGCGCCGGCGACGGCATTGATGCCGTAGCTGACGGCCTGGAACAGAAGCTGCTCGACCTGATCGATCATCGCCTTGTTCACAAACACCTTGATCGCCGGCGGCAGCCGCGACACCACAAAGCCGATGATCGCGACGGCGACGGCGCTGAGCACGTCGATGATGTAGGGCTGCACCTGATCGATCCAGTTGCCGACCGGCACGTGAACGATGGTTTCCTGCGCGAGCGCGGGCAACGCGAGCAAGGAAATGAAGATGGCGATGACGGGAAGGGAAAGACGACGCATAGAAGGTCTCCTGACGGTTGAGCACCAAAAGGCGCGCGATTGACAATGCTTTACTCCATTTTGAGGTAGTTTGCATATCCTTCGGTCTTGGCCTGTACGGATTGGGAGACGATTTCTGGGTATTTTGCCAGCATCATGCCGCGCGCGACTTCGCGGGACTGCCCGATCGTCTCCTGGATCACGTCGCGCTTGACCGCCGGGGGCCACGAATTGAAGGCCGACGAATTGACGATGGTGTCGAGGCGCTGCTTGGCCATACGGCCGGCCATGGTCGTGTATTCGTCGTACTGATCGTCGCTCAGTTCGACGCCACGAATGCGCCGCTGCGGCTGTCCAGGCCAATAGCCGGCCGCCGCCATCGCCTGATTGACGGGATCCTTGCTGATCTCGGTCATGTAGACGCTGGAAATCAGAGAGCCGCCAAGCGCACCGCGCGCCGGAAGCGGCTGCCCCCAGATGTCGCGACGCGGATAAAGCTGCTGCGACAGGCCCGGCACCTTGGATTGCAAGGCATCGAGTGTGCTGCGCACCTGGCGCGAATAGGGATCGATCGCGCGGGCGCTTTGCCCCATGATTCCGGAATAGGGCATGAAGGATGACGCAAAGCTCTGGACCCAATAGCCGCCGTACCGGTCGGGATCCTGCACCGCCTCAAGAAGCTGCGACGGTCCAGTCATGAAGGTGGCGTCAAGGAAGCTTGAGGAAATCGCCTGGATCAACTGGCCGCCGGCGCGAGAGGCGTCGCCCTCTTCGAGCGCCCAGCCGACGTCGACAAGGTCCGCCGCCATCGACGCCAGCATACCGGCCGGCCCGAGCTGATTGATCTGATACCATGTGTCGCCAATGCGAACGCTATGCGCCTGATTGCCGGCCATGCGCCACAACGAAGCCTCTTTGGGATCCTTCGGTCCGGCGCCGGACGCATACCCCGCCATAGCCATGCCGGAAAACGCCGTCATCAGAGCGGTGCCGACAACCATGCGGGCCTGAGCCTGATCCTGGGCAATCGTGCCGTTCTTGCCCAAGAGGTCGGCACGCAGCTCCGGCGACAGGAAACCGAGCGGGGAGCGCTGCACGACTGCCTGCTCAAGAATATTGGCCGGGGTGGTGATAAAGGGCATCACAAGCCGAAGCCAGCGGAAGCCCATGATGTTGGTATTGGCAAGCTTGGCAATCTGGGTCACGAAGGCGCTGCGGCGGCTTTGAAGCAACTGCTCGGCGGCAGTCAGTCGGGCAGTGGCCATCATGTCGGGCGTCGGGTTTTGCGTGAGGTCGACCATGCGCCGCGTCAGCGCCCCCCCCACAAGTCCTTCCTCGGCCGCCTGCCGATAGGCTTGGGCCGCAATGTCGGTCATGTAGTTGGAGACGCGGAAAAGGCTGTCTTCGGCCGCGAGCATGCGTGTCGAAACGCGAAGCATCTGACCGAGCGGCAGGACGGTTGTGCCGCGAATGGCAATGTCAGGGATGGCGCGTCCCGGCATCGTGCGCGTGTGGATGGCCGGCGCCGATGCGTCGCCACCGGTTGCGATGAGTTTGCCGATCCCGCGAATTCCGTCAGCGATGCTCTGCCAGATTGTTGCCGCCTCGCGCGCCGCGTCGGCCATGGTTGCATTCGGGTTGAAGGCACCGCCTGCGACAACATCAACGCCCATCGGCTGATAGGGAAGCTCGCTCTGCACCTGGTTGGGCAAGACGACGTTTGATTCGCGGCGGAAGCCCTCAACGGCCGCCGTGGTGGCGGGGCCAGCCGACTCCTTCAAGGCACGGAACTGCGCGGCGACTTCGCCGAATTTGACAGTTTGTCCCTCGCGCCCTTGTGCGCGCCGCATCGATCCGATCAGTGCGGCCATGGCGGTATCGGGTCCCATCTTCAGGAAGGAGTTGATGGTGTTGCCGACCGTGTTGGTCATATGGGTTTTGATGCCTGACAGGAGGGCGTTGATCCAGTATTCGAGGATCATGTCGCCGAAATTCGGCTTCTGGGAATCGGCAACGAAGCGCGAAACCGAGTGCGGCGTGTCAAGCGTGGCGCCGAGAGCAACTTCCTCGCGCAACTGGAACAGCGTCCGACCGGTCGCCTTGCGCAGGAACATGTCGGCCTGCTGGGCTTCTGGCGACATCTTCATCGCCCGGAAAGCGCGGAGCGCGCGACCGGCCTCGGCAGTGATGCCGGAAACCTGACCCTGGATCATCTGGTGCCGGGCCTTGGCCTCGGCATAGGCAATGATCGCCTCGTCGGATTGCGGGTTGGCCCGGGCGTCTCGCATGCGTGCAACAACGTCTTCAGCCGAGCGCACCAGCAGGCTACGGGCCGCCCAGACCTGTTCGGCATTGAAGGCATCCCCGATCTTGCGGCGGTTGAGTTGCGCCACGTCCATGCCCAGCGCCTCGGCCAGCATCTCGACCTGGCCGTCCGTCACAACGCCGCGGCGATCGCCGATGAAGTCGTTGTTTTCGCGGGCCGCGTCGCGGATCGCCTGTGCTACATCGACGTCGTCGGTGAGATTTTCGACCCGGATGTTTCCGGCCTTATCGACGAAGGGGCTTTCGGGGCGACCGAAGAGATCGGTAGGTCGGGGGGCGAGAGCCCCAGAAGGGTCAGAAGTGCTGGGTCGCTCTGTCCGTAGTCCGGCTGCGCCTGATCCTCCTCCGACGTCCCCTCCTGCCACGCCAGCGCCTTCTCGGCCGCCCTCAGCGCCGCCGCCGACGACCGGGCGAGCCGGGACGCCGCCGCCGCTGCCCTCGAGCTGAGTTCCGGGTTCGACGCCACGAGTGCCCATCTCTGGGCCTCCCGCTGCGCCTGGCTCGCCCTCTCCTGCAACGATGGCGGGGCCGAGTTCGGCGTCTGCTCTGGCAACTGCTGCTGCAAGTTCATTCTGAACCTCCTGCGGTTCGCGCGAAATCATGGTGTCGCGTTCGGCCTCAATGCGGTCGAGAGCAGCCTCGGCCTCTGCCGGCCGCACGGTGCGCGCCTCGGTCTCGTGCATATCGACAATGCCGGACGGCGCTTCGCGTTCGGCGGCGACGACGCCCCGGCGCGGTTCGAGTTCGATCATCCGGTCGAGGACTCCCCGAATGTCGTCATTGATCGGCGTGCCCAAGCCTTTGAGCGACTGGTAGATGTTGAGCAGCCAGCGCTTGAACTGTTCGAACACGCGACCAAGTGCCGCACTCGGCGCGACACCTTCGCGGAAATACTGCTCGGTCCAGCGGGCGAATTTCTCGTGCTGCGCGCGCGTCGGCTGCGCCTGTTCGGCTTTCATGCCGAGTGCCTTGCGGACAATGCCGGCGTCTTCGATCACGGATGGCATGACGCCTTGCGCGGTCGCGTCGGTCAGAAGCTCTTCAAGCCACTGGTGCCCGGTTTCGTGCAGCATGGTCGAGGCGTCGGCCTTTTCGAAAAGCCGAATGGTGGGGCGCTGACCTTCGGCGAGGCGGATGGCACCGCGCTTTTCTTGCATCAGAATGCGCGGATCATTGGGATCGAAGGTGCCGCGATTGTTGACGGATTTGATCTGGGTGGGCTCGAAGGCAACCATCTGATCATGCGGCGGAATTCCCTCACCCTCGGTCACATTGCGAGCAATAACACCGTCGAATCCCTCCGCTTTGGCGCGGTCGATTAAATCAAAAAGCACCTTGCCGGACTGACCTTTCACATCCTCAACAAGCGGGTTTTTGAGGCTCAAGTAGACAGGCTCAAGCCGATAGCCGAACTCCTCTGCCACTTTTGGGTTTTCGGTGAAAAATGAGCCGTCTTCACCCGTTTTGAAACGTGAGAATTTCGGCGCGCTTGTCCCGTGATACACGACCAGCGGCTTGCCCTCGGCGTCGACGACCTTGCTGTCGCCAAACCAGCGCTTGAATTCCGGGGTTTCGGGAGGTGGCGCGGGCTGGAAAAGATCGCGCGTGGGCTCGCGAATAAATGTTTCTCGCGTCCCGAAATCCTTGTTTTTTCCTTTGTTTTCTACAAAACCAAAGCGCTGATAGAACCCTTTTAGCCGTGCGGTCGACCCTCCAAAATCTTTCGACGGAGTCAGCGCAATTTGCTTGCCGACCTGATCTGCGTAATCGGTCAGTTCCTGCATAATGGCCGTGCCGAAACCCCTATCCCGCTCGCCATCCGGCACAACAATTTTGGAAAGAGTGATGCGTTCTGGAGATTCCGACGCCGCCAGATCGATCCCGCGCTCGCCCGCAAGCGTTTCAATATCGCTCAGGCTTTTCTGCGGGCGCTGGAAAAGCTCGCGATCTACGCCTGCGGCGGCTGCGTCTTCGCCTGTTCCTGCTGCGCGAGGCTGAGGCTCGCCAGCAAGAGCCCGCTGTTCCACGCCCGCTTCAATTTCTCCCCGGATAGCCCGGAGAAAGCGCTGGGCGGCATCGCCGATTTTGGCGTTTCCGGACTTGAGGTCGCGGGCGATTTCGCTGAGCGCGTCGCTGACCGGGCCGGCGCGGAACGCGAGGAGCTTGAGGAGGTCGACGGCTTTTTCATCGGTTGACAGCCTTTGTTCGTTCGAGACTTGGTCGAGAACGTTCGATCCGGTCCCTTCGATGCGCTGGGCTTCATCGATCAGGGTGCGGAATGTAGCACGATCCTTGCGCAAAAGCTTCATCGCCGCGTCGGCGATTTTCGCGCGCTCGCGCACGATGGAATTGGCGAAGGTTTCCTCGCCGAAAAGCGTGCCCTGCGTCGCCATTTCCGTGCCGGACGCCAGCATGTCGCGCACGACCATCTCGGCTTGGATGAGATTTTCCGGCTTCACGCCGGCCAGAAGCCGCATGGCCTCAAGCTGCTGCGCGGGATCGGTGACAAGACGACCGACGATTGCAGCCTGTTGAACCGGCACGACTTCGTTGACAGCCATGCCGAAGGCTTCCGGGGACAGTTCGGCCAGCGCGCGCCCGTCTCGGACCAGCGTGGACCGCGGCGGCAGCGGAGGCAGATCGACGCCACCTTCCCGCGCCTCGCGCAGCACCTTGGCCGCATCGACTGCGGTGCCGGTGCCTTCGGCGATGTTTTTGGCCGCCGCGATGGCGCGCGCATCGGAAACACTGAAACCATTCTTGGCGTCGATCACCTGGGCGTTCATGCGGATTGGCGGGTGCCCTTCGGCCATGAGACGCTTGGCCAGCCCGACGCGCTGATGTCCGTCGGCAATCCAGTTCTTGCCGGTGGAATCGCGGTAGACAACGCTGATGCCGCCCAGAAGCGGGCTCCATTCCTTGACGCCGGCCAGCCGGTCGGTAACGCCCGCCTCGTCGCCGCCGCCCTTGAACTGAAAGCGCTTGGCGTCGACCGCGATGGTGTTCGGGTCGATGGATTCGATGCCAGTGACGGCGACGCGCGGCGCGGGCTGAGGAGCTGCGGTTTCCGGCGCGGCTTGCGGAGGCTCGGCCGGCGCCACAACAGCCGCAGGGGCAGCTTCAACCGCCGGCGCCTCGAATGAAGCTTCACCGGTTCGCGTCAAGCCCTGATGTGGTGCGGCCTCGTATCTCTTGCTGACGCCCACGGCGTTCGGTCGCGACATGAGAACGAATGAGCCGTCTTCGTTGCGGCTTACGATCATCAGGTTTTTGACAAAGCCGACGTCGACGACGTTGCCGATTTCCCACTTCTGGCCAGCCGTCTTGCGCAACGGCGCGCCGCCGCGCGTCGTTGTTGCATTGTAGGAGCCGGGATATTGGCCTTCCGTTCGCGCAAGCCGGTGCGCGGCAATCTGATCCCATGCGGCCTGGGGCGCTGTTGCGGCCTGTCCCTCGACCACGGGCGCCGGCGCCTCCTCAGGACGCGGCCCGATCTCCGGGCGCGCCTCGGTCGGCATCAGCGGAGCGCGCCGGGAAACGACGTCGCCTCGGCGAATGTACGGTCCCTCGCGCTGATAAAGGCCGAGCGGGCTGACATTGCCGCCAAGACGTTGCGCGCGGGTCACGTAGCGATGTGCGAGCAACTGGCCCAAGGCTTCGGCTTCCGCCGTCGGACGCCCGGCCGCGATCATCTCACGCGTCACCTGTTCCATGATCGCCGCGGAATCGGCCGCAATGTCCGGCGCCTCGATCAGCCTCGGACCTTCCGGCACGGTTTCACGTGAAACCGGCTCGATCATCTCGGCGCCAGTGCCCTCAGCGGCCCGGCGATAGGCGGCCGAGACTTCCGGCGCCATGTCGCGGCGCGCATAGTCGAGCGCCTGGAGTTGCTGGCGAAGCGCAACCATTTCAGGAGTTTCGGTGCCCTGACCAACTGCGAACGCCTCGCGCTGCGCCTGCGTGTTGGCGATCTGGCGCTCGTAGTCGCGCACCTCGGCGCGCAGGCGACGCGCTTCCGGACCGCCGGCATATCCCTTTTGTGCTTCGACAACCGTATCGAGGCGTTGCTGCGCAGCGTCGCGTGCCGTTGTCAGCATGGCGAGGTCTTCGTCCGTTGGAGCCGCAAGGCGAGACAGGCGCGCGCGAATGTCGGAAATCTGGTTTCCGAGTTCGTCGTAGCGCGTGAACAGTTCGGGCTCGATACGGCGCACCACGGCATTGAGGTCCGGCGCGGCAATAGCGGCTTCATTGCGCGCAGCCTGCTGTGCCGTCATGGCGGCTTCCGGCGCCATCTCGTGCGTGCCGGCATAGACGCTTTCGGTAACGCCGGGCCCCATGACCTTGGCGTCGCCGGCCTGGGCAACCGTCGGCTCGGGTGCGCGGGCACGCATGCCGACACCCTGGACCGCACGGGCGCCCCCGACAGTGAGCTTTGAACCGACAACATTCGGGCGTGTGAACACAACGCCGAAGGCCGTCGAAACGCCGATGCGCGTCCAATCCGGAGATTGACCGGACATCGCCTCGTTGCCGAGTTCCATGCCACCCATCAGGGCGCCACTGAAAACGCGGGATGTCGCCGGATTGGCCATGATGCGCTGCAGCGCGGTTGCGTTTTGCGGAAGCGCTCCAGCGACGATGCGCGGGCTCATGGTCAGGGCGAAAGGAACCAGACCGCCGAGGAAAGAGGCATTTGGATGCAGGATTTCCTCTGCCCGTCGCTGCTTTTCGGACTGGCCGAGTGCATCCTGCCAATCTTCTGGAAGCTGACTGAGCGCCCACGTCTGAGCTGCGTCGACGGCAATCTGACCGCCAATGCCGCCGATCAGACCGCCCGCAACGCCACCAATGGCCGCGCCGACCGGACCGCCGACCGCGAATCCCCCCACTCCACCTAGCTCTGCGACGGCTCCGGCTGTCGCAAGACTGGCAAGTGCGGGGATTGCGCTTCGCTCGGCGCCGTGCAGAAATGCACCTGCCTCCGAAGTTTCTGGCGCGCGCGTTGGCTGCGGGCCGAAAGCGGCAAACGGATTGTCATTTGCCGGCGTTGCCGGTGTTGCGGTCACAGGCTGCATGGTGAGCGGCTGAGTGGCAACGCTGGTCGGTTTCGGCCCAAAGATCGAGAACGGATTTTCGTTCGGATTGGCGAAGGGATCGGCCATTACGGAGCACCTGGCGCAACGACGTTCGATCGCGCTTCAACACGCGCTCCCTGTCCGGGAATGGCATTGATGATTGACCCGAGAAGCGGAATTGCGGCCGCTGGATTTGCCGGCACAAATTCGGACTTCATGGCCGATGTTTTGCCGCCGAGAATATCGAGGATGCGCTGCGCATCATAGCCGGCCGGCCCGAAATAGTCGTTGAAGGCTGCGATGTTCTCCGGAGACGGATCAGCCTGTAGCGCGCTGATGGCGCCACTCCACATCTCCGGCGTCCAATTTCCCTGATCGGTGAAGGGGGGTGCGGCAAGAACCGCTTGCCAGGTCTTCTGATCGACACCTTCCGGCGCCGTCGTAGTGATATCGAGCGCGCCGCCGGTCTGAACGGACGCAGCGAGTTTTGCCCGAGCCAGTTCGCGCGGGTCACGTAGCCCATTGGCTAGTTTGTCGACTGTCTCGTTTGTCAGGAAGTCCCACGGGCTTCCGCCCTTCTTCAGGTGCTCGTCATAGGCGGCCATGAATTTCGGCACGAAGTCGCGATTGTAGATCATCTCGCCTTCGGGATCGTGCGCGATCGATTGCGGAACGCCTGGAATCAAAAGCTCGCCGTTGTAGCTGAGCTTGTTGTGCGCGTAGGTCAGGAGAGACGAAAGCGTCGTGTTTGTGGCTGCGTCATTGGCATTACGCTGGCTCTGTCCAAGGATCGAAACCAGCGACTGCGCGCCGGAAAGGGTCAGCCCGGTCCCGATACGCGCCCAGATCGCATCGGGATCGGCAAGACGCGACGGGTCGCCGGCCGGTGCCGTGATCTGCTTGAGCGTCGTGTAGAAAGCCGGACCATAGGCCAGCGTCGCGCCGGTCAGGGATGTTGTCGCATCGGCCTGCATGGCGTTTGTGAGCGAAAGCTTTGTGTTCCATTCGAGGCGCGGGTCTTCACGCACCGCCGCAGCGATCTTCTGAAAATCAGCGCCCGGCGACAGCATCATCTGGGCGTAGCTTTCCGCCGCCGTATCGCTGGCCTTCTTGCGCGCCGTTGCATTTGCGTCGTCGGCGATCTGTTGGGCCGCGACCTGCTGGTTGACGTAGGCGAGCGCCTTCTGGCGCTGTTCCGGCGTAAGGGTCGTGTCGTCGAGGATGCGCTGATAGGCAAGCGCCTTCGGCGACTGATCGGTCGGCTCGTATCGACCGGTTGGTGCGTTCTGATCGGTCGCGGCGCCTTCCGTAAATGTCGGTGCGGCTTCTGGCACCTCTGGGCCTGTATCCGACATAGGCGGAACGGACGCCGGAATGCCCCCGGCCGGTACGCTCATGCCGCCGATTGGCGCAGGCGTCACTTCCGGAGTTGGCGCTGTCGGCTGCAAATTGATGTCTGCCGGCGTCGTGCCCTCGAATTTGTGCGTCCAGTATTCGGTGAATTGCCGAGCCGTCCAGTTGATCGCTTGGTCGCGAAGGGATGACGGCAAATTGCCGAGAACTGCACTTTCCCCGAGAAGATCGATTGCTCGGGCATCGGGGAACATCAGGAGCTTTTTCGCACCACCGGGACCTTGCTGGTGAGCGAGATAGAGTTCCGCATCTGTTGGCGCTCGACCAAGAACCGCGCCGAGAGTGCGCGCGTTCTTTGCCGCATAGGCAGCGATGCCATAGATCGACTGTTCCGGATTGGTCCGATCGGTAATGCCGACTTCCTTGGCGGTCGATTGAGAGAACTGACCGAGGCCAACGTGATCGCTGGCATTTGCCGCAGTCGGATCGCCGCCGCTTTCGATCTGAACGGTGCGCGCCAGCCCGGACGCCGACATGCCACCGGGGACCGATGTCGCCGCTTGAGTGAACACGGGTTGCGCCGGATTGGCATAGGAGGCGGCATAGGTGCTGTTGGCATCGCCCAAAGCAATGTCGCCAACCTGCTGGGCGATTTTGCTATCCGCCTTGTCGCGCAGGGCATTGTAGAGGTTGTCGTAGTTGGTGCCGGCAGTCGCTTTGTTGGCAGAAAGAACGTCCAGCGCAAGCGATGGATTAACCGTCGCAATGGCATTGATCTGCTCGGTAAGCGCCTGCTGCTTGGCCGTCTGCACGGCTGCGGTATAAAGCTCATCGCCGGGAACGGCGCCCTGCAACTGCGCCTTTTTCACATACGCCTGGATCATGTTCTCCGTGGCGGATGCGAACGTGCTGGGATCGAAGCTTGTATTGGTCGCAAGCACGCTCAACTGGTTCGAGATCGTCGCGTCATTGACCTGCCCGTACCAGGTTGTCGCCTCCGACTGCGAATGCGCGCCGACCTGGTTGAAGAATCCGGCCCGGTAAGCCTGGGCGCGCTGGGTGAAGGCGCGCTTTGCTGTCGGCGAATGCAGTTCGTCAGTCAGGCTGGTGATGTAATCGTCGATCGAGGTTTCGACCTGTGGACGCGCATCGAGCGCGGCACGGCCCTGCAATCCCATGTATCCGGGCGCGCCGCCTGGCTCGCTCGATCCGTACTGAAGGCCGGTTCCGTGCTGCTGGAGCTTGTTATAGGCGTCATCGATCGCAGCCTGATCGAAGAAATCGGAGGTCTTTGCCAGCGACGCGCCGAACTGCTGCATGCCCTCGAATGCGGTCGGCTGCACACTGAAATAGCTCGACGGCGCCGCCGGGCGTGGGCCGACATCCTGCACCGGATCATAGGGAACCTGCGCCATCTCGATCCCCCTTGTTATTCACCGGCCAGAAGATTGAGCGGCCGACTTGTCGGTGTGGTCTTTCCCCAGGAAGTGGGTGCAAACTGCGATGCGCCTTCGAGCAGCGTGCCCGCCGCGCCCCAGATCGCGCCAGAGCGATCCTGATCGGCCTGCGCCTGATAGTTGGTCGCCTGCGTCTCGTAGCCGTAGGCCGTCAATCCGGCGTCCTGCAGGATGCGTTCGACGTCAAGCGCGTCAACGGCTTTCTGGCTGGCCTGAACATCGACCGCCGAGCCGGTATTGGCCACGATGTTGTTGGCGGCAAAGCCTGTCTTGATCTTGGCCTCGCGTTGGGCATTCTTGATGCTCTGATCGCCGGCTTTCGCAGCGCCGGCCTTGAGCGCGTAGTCACGGTTTTGCAGGGAAATCGTCTTGTTGTTCTCGGCGACCTGGGCCGAATACATGCCCGAACCGATCTGGCCGATCGCCTTGAAAGCAGTGGCGCCTACCATGAGCATCGTGACCGGATCAAATCCCATTATGCCACCCTCCGTGCCGGCGCGCTTTTGCTCATGCGGACCATGCTGAGGCCATTGGCTTCGACACGTCCGGCGACCGAAAAGCCGAGAAAATAGGCGAACGCCACCGACTTTCGGTCGGCCTCGATCATATTGGTTACAAGGCTTCGGCGCAATTGCAGCGCGTGGTCGACAAAACGCAGCGCGGCCCGCGCCACAATCATCGGATGCGCATCCGAAATCTCCTGATCGAGGGCGAGCCAGACAGTACCCTCCGAATCGAGCAACGTCCCCGAAATACCGACAAGCGCCGCAAGTTTTTCGTCAACGAAAAAGGCTGAGGTCAACAAAGACTGGTTGAAGGCAAAGCGCAAGGACTGATGCACGCTCAGACCGGCGCCGGACAAAAGAACGGCGTGGCTATGTCGCAGCCGCCTTGCCATTTGCCCTACATGCCAGAGTTTTCCCGGACGTTCTTCGAGGCGCGTCATTGGTCTTTGCCCGCAGTCTGCGACGGGGTGTCACCAGCGAGAATTTCTGGAACCAGAGCAATCACATTCATCGGCAATGGATCGTTCTGCTCAACGGCGACCTGACCGAGTTTTCCCCAACCGCCGCTCAATGTCGTGCGCACCCATCCGGAGCCGAGCGGTACGGTGCTGCTGTTGTAGGTTGCTTTGGCGCCCGGCAAGTCGGCATCGGGAATGTCCGTCATGCTGGACCATTCGGGAGCGATCTGGGGAGGCCGGAATTTCGAGCCGTCGGGCTGATTCGCGCCGATGCGCACCGAACGCGAGGCATCGACCAGAGCACTTGCTGCGGCGATCTTTTTGCGCTGCGCCTGCACTGTCGGCGAGCCGACATCTATCGGAACCGCCTGAAGCTGCGCCTGAAACCCGAGACCGAGCGTCACGGCGGAGGCGCCGAACGGAAGCGTGACCGCGCCGACGGCGTCCACGGTCAGATCCGAAACCACGCGACCGTCGGCAAGTCCGGTTACGGTTGCACCGGCAAGATGCAAAAGCCCAGAAACCGACATCGTCGGCGCGGTCATCGTCCATTCGCCAGCTTCCTGAGTGCGCACTTCGCCCCCAGAATTTGGCCGGATATCGGTGATCGGCGTCGTGATATTGGCCGTCACCTCCGTTGCGCTTGTGCGTGCGGTGATAGTCGCAACGCCACCGCCCATGCGGATCACGGAACCGATATCGCCGACGGCAAAAACGCTGGCATTCGAAGTGAAGGTGGCCGAATTGTCGAGAGTCAGATGCGCCGATGCCGACGACGCCGGGCCGCCAGCCGGTGCCTGCGGATCGATGATCGTGAGTTTGGGATAGATGTACCCGGCGCCCGGCGCCGTGATGTTGACCGCCGTGATGACGCCGCCGACCACGGTGACAGCGGCTGTCGCGCCCGAACCGATCGGCTGTTGATCTGCATCAAGCGCTTCGTCGGTGATCGTGGCAGTCGTCGCTGACGAATAGCCCGCGCCGCCGACAAGATCGGTCACTCCGGTGATTGCGCCCAGGCCCGTCGCACTGCTGGCGGACAGGGTTCCGTTCGGTGTTGGCTGCGGCAACCTCAGCCCGCAATCGACGCACCAGCAATCCTCGACAGACGGCCAGATGCGATCATCCATGCGCTCGATCATGTAGGCTTCGTGCGCGCCGGGAAACCGCTTCGTCGCTACATAGAGCGCATCGACGGGCGGCTCCGTAACCTGGGCACAGCTTTCGAAATAACCATCGGTATCGTGCCGGGCCCATCCCATGACTTGCTCGGCCTTCAGGTAGGACAGGCTGAGCAGCGTGCCGTCGTTTCGAACAGCCCAGATCAGCTTGAAGGGCTGCTCGCACCACGCCCATTCCTCGAGCACATAGCCGGTGAACAGGTGCGAGGCGTATTGGGTCAGATCAATCGGCTCGGAAAAGGCGTAGCCTTGGTATGGGAGCTGATAGACATAGCTGCCCTTGGCCGTCACATAAAGGATATCGAACAGGATCGGAATCGGGGGCACCGTTGGCGACGCCCCGGTGAAGGGCTGCGGGTTGGCGGCCTGGTTCGAAGGCGAGATCGCCTGCACGTTGGTCGCAAAGCTGCCCTGCCCGACCAGAAGCCACGCGGAATGCCCGGTCAGCACCAGAAGGCCACCGGCGGTCTGCACCATCCACTGGATACCGTTGACCTGCACCGACCACGGCGAGCCAGTGATCGCATCCGTGTTGATCGTCGGAATGCGGATGTCGAAATTGGTGTATTCGCCCGCGCTCTTGGACATCCAGTAGGTATCGGGATTGTTGAGCGAGTTTCCAAAAGCGCGCCGCTGCTGGAAATAGCTGGGGACCGATGGATATGTGCCGGTGTTGGCGCCGATCGTCGCAACTGCGGTCGCGCCCGCCCCCGCGCCGGAGATGGAAACCATGTCGCCGTCGACATAGCCGGAGCCCCCGTTTTCGACAATAATAGCTGTCACTGCGCCGCCCTGCACGACGGGCGTAAGGACAACACCAGTGCCCGTGCCTGAAACAAGCGTGGCAGTCGTCGAAGCCTGCGCATATCCCGATCCGCCATAGGTGATGTTGATAAGAACCACTTGACCGCGCGCAAAGGGGTTCTTGAAGGTCGGCGCAACGGTCGTGAAATCCGGAGTGATGTTGGCGTCGGTGAATTTCGTTCCGAAAGACGTTCCGCAGTAGCCAAGCAGAGAGCCGACAGGAACGTCTGACTGCTCGCTCAAGGCGGCCTTGTAGATGTTGTACTGAAGGGTGTTGTCGACCGGCGACCATGTAACATTGGCCTGCACGTTTCCGACAGTGACCATCGAGGCGCCGACCGCCGTGGCGCGCGCGGATGCAATGCTTTCCGAACCGTTTAGGGCCGAAACTGCCGTGATCGCATAGGCGTAATATGTGCTGCCGCCTCCGCCGCCGACGATGCTTGCGGCTGGCGAAGATGGCGGCAGAATTGTTGCGCCCGCGACCACGTCGGAAAAGGACCAATTGGTGTTGCTGTTTCTGGCCAAATCCTTCGGCTGATATTCGACGCCCGTCACCTGGTTGACACAGCACAGCGTCATCACGTCGGCCGACTGCGTGAACTTCAGCCACGCAATGTCTTCTTCCTGATAGGGTGTTGCGAGTGTGTAGATACGCGAAACCGTTCCGCCAGTTGTGTAGGCGCCATATCCGGTCGCGTCCACTGCGTTGCCATAGACGTCGGTCAGGTTGATCGTGGTCGCCGTCGCGCCCGCAACGACGTAGGTATTGCCATTGATCTCGGTCATGCCCTCGACGTTTTGCACATAGACCCAGTCGCCATTGGAAAATGGCGAAACTGCGCTCCATGTCATCGCAAATGTCGCGCCGAGACCGTCCCCGTCCGTCGACAACTGCGCAACCGGGTTGGTCGGAGTTGCCGTATAGGCGCCAGGGTTGCTGACGGAGGCGGTCAAGGGGGCGAAGATCGCGCTCTGGAAGCTGGCACCTGTTCCGCCGCCGGAGGTTGCCGATTGGGTCATTGCGCCCCCGACCGGCACGACCGAATAGTTGCCAGCCGTTGTCACGGTCAGCGTCCCGATTCCAGTCGCGGTGCCGCCCGTGAGATTTGCACCTGAAGGCGTCGCCACACCCGCGGCCAAAGTGTAGGCGTTTCCACCCGTGCCGGGCGTGTCGTAGACGATAAAAAGCGTCAGCGCGTCATTGGAATAAGTCGCTACGTTAACATTGGCATCGGTTGAGGCATTGAGAACGGTGACAGCATTGCCGAGCGTTGCCGAAAGCGACGCGCCGATCTGGATTTCAGTCGTCAGTGTTGGGAGGGTTCGGAAGGTGAAAGCCGATCCGTTCATGGTGATTGTGTCGCCATTGGAAGGGTTCGACACAAAGACGATGCTGCCGGTCGCCGACACGCTGGCCAAGGTTGCAACGGTGGCGACTGCTGCTGTTGCCGCGGTACCACCGCCAAGGGTCACGGTATCGGACACGGCGTATCCGGTGCCGCGCGCATTGGGCGATATCTGCGCAAGCTGGCAGGTCAGTATTTCGAGAACGGCCGGCCTGTAATAGGTGCCACCATCAAGGGAAACGAGATCGCCTTGGGCATAGGAGCCGGTCACGGTGCCAGGCGTCGGGGTTACCGTCGCAGCGCCGGACGTACCGAAGGTCAAAACGCACGGGTCTGCATTTGTCGCGCCGCCGATACCAACCGGCGCCTCAGTGACGAAGCCACCATTGGAAATGACGCGCATGTACTCATGGCCGAATTCCAGCTCGAGGCCCTGATTGATCGAGAACTGGAACGGAATCAGCCGTGGCGGATAGGTCCGCCCGGTCTGCTTCGAAAAGCCAATGAACTTCGTCCCGGCCCGGCTGCTCGCGCCGCCTGTGAAATTGACCCAGAAATTACGCATCGTCGAGGCAGCAATCCGCTCGCGGTCGATGTCGACGCGACCGAACAGGGACGGTGAGATTTCGCCTGTGGTGAGGGCCGGGAGAAGAACGGGAGTAGCCATGCCGCGCTCCTAAAAAGTGGTGCCGCCGGCAACGCTGAGAGAGTCCCACCCCAACCAAAGCACGCCAAGCCCGGCGCCGCTATCCCATGGCCCGAAGGTGCCGTTGCCCCATCCGCCCATGGCGCCCACGCCTGCCGTACGCCGCGCCTTCATCCAGTCGACGGACAGATCGGTCGAAGCGCCACCAATCTCGTTGCCGTTGGTCGCGCGCGCCATCGAGAGCTTGTCGGCGACGATCGGGATCAGCCGGTCGCGTGCGGCAATGCCTGTCTTCTGGCTTGGATCGCGCTTGGCCCAGACGGGAACTGCGATCTCGGCCGCAAGATAGGCGACAAATGCACCGCGGAACAGAGGATCCCAGACGGTCGGGTAAAGCATGTCGGCAGTGTAGACGGCCTGGGCCTCGCGCACGTTGGACAGGATCACGACGCGCGATTGCGGACTGACGCCTTGGACGCCGGTCGTATCGCCGGTCGCCGGGTAGTTGTAATCGCTCGAGACGAGAAAGCGCGTTGGGATGATGCGCATGCCGGGCGGCAAAGCGCCGAGGCCACCGACCAGTGGCGTGTTTGGAATCTGGGTGTTGCCGCTGGGAACCACCGCTGACGGATTGGCGAGATTTTGCGGGACAAACCGCATTTTCATGCAGTCGGTCGGGTAGCTGTACTCGTACAACCACGGAGATGGAACGACAGTTCCGACCCCATCCGTGTTGCCGGTGGCATCGGCCAGAAGTGTCATCGGCGCCTGCTTGCGACAAAAATCCCAGTGGGCCGCACGGAGAAGCTGCTGCCGACACAGGCGATAGGCTCTGTTTGCGACATTGGCCGCATGCGAGCCGTCCTGAACATCGCCAACAGGCTCGGGCCACCCGATCATGTCCAGGGATTGGTTCACCACCGAGGCGACGTCATATCCGCCGGTCATCAGCCCTGCTCCATCTGCGCCTTGAGCTCGGTGCCGCGCGCCTCGGCAGCAACGCCAGCCGCCACCTGCGGATCGGGCGCAAGCGCGCGGGAAAGCGTCTCGATCAGCGCCTCTGCAAAGTCCGGGGGCCATGTCGCTGGATCGGTCACGCGGCGCGTGTAGACGCCGATCGCATCAGCCAGATTGGTCAGGATCACGCGCTTGGCCGGTGTATAAGCGTTGTCGTTGGCTATTTGAAAGGAATAAGGGCTCGGATCGACCTCGGGCACGAAAATCGGCGTCGGGCGGATCGCGCGAACTTCAAGCGCGTCGTCGGGGTAGGCGTACTCGAATTTGTAGCCGAGCTGGGGATAATCCGCCTGTGTCCACGACGCCGCGCCGACATAGGCGCTTGGCGCCGATTTGAGCAGCGTGAGCGCGACCATGCCCTGGGCAAAGGACCAGTCCCCCGATCGCAACAGATTGTCGCGCGTCTGACCGTAGACCGCGATCGCCGCCCGCGCCTGTTCGGAGCCGTCATAGAGCGAGCCGACCTGATCACGGATGCCGATGCGGATGAGCGCAGCGTT